GTGTAATAGTAGACTACCTGCAATGTCTGGTCTTGTCAAACGGATAACGCTCCCTCCGAAGAGGGAGCGTTATGTCTTATAGAGCCTTTACAGATGGGAAGTCATCAACAAGACCGATGTCTTCTACAAGAAGCCAAACAGGGTTTGCAGCATTAGCAAATCCGTTGACATTTCCAGTTCCAGAAGATCTGTAAATCGTTCCAACAATGGTAGTGCTTACTGTTGAACCTCCAGTATTGGTAACAATCTGAGAAGCTTCTCCATTAACAATTGCAGTGGCTGCTGGGGTCTTGATTGTTCTTAGACTGTCGTACAGGCTGTTACCGGCTGTACTTGCAACTCTGATTCTAAATCCAATCTGATCATCTGCAACACTGCTTTGTCCCTGGAAGTGATAAGTTAGTCTGTATACTCTTCCTGGCTCAAAATCAATTGTTGGAGTAGTTACAACCACAATCTCAGCGACCGTTGTTCCTGTGTTGGTCGTACGAATAACATAACCCTGACTTCCTCTACCAAGATCGAAGTTTCTGACTCCTTGAGGATTAATTGAAACAGACTTGGTATTCAAAGAAATGAATCTACCAGTTCCATATGAATAAGCATCAGGATCTCCGGAAACAATATCCATTGATGATGCAAAGTGAGTATTCTCCTGGGTTCCTCCGTCGATGTGAATAAATGAGCTTGTCGCGTCATAGTACTTTCCACCACCGATGTAGGCTGGATCTACTGGAAGATCTCCTGCATCATAGAAATTAATCAATCCATTAGTAACCTGAGTCAATGGACTAGTTCCAGGAAGAGGACTCGTTGAAACTGTGTTGACAATCAAACCTCCTGATCCATAGCCTCCTCCGAAGCCTCCATTAGGACCAAGCGTAGCAAGTAGTTCTGCACCTGGGTCCTGATAAACAGCAAGCTGTCCATTCTGAATAACGATTTTTCCACCAGTTGTTCCGAAGTTGAACTTGGCATTGGTGAACTCTGCTGATCCATCATTTCTAATGATCCATCCAGCCGTATCGGCTGCATAGTTTGCAGAAAGAATTCTTGAGTTCGTACCGTCCGCACTTGGATTAGAAGGATCTCCAACAACCAATCTTCCTCGAACAGTCGCATCACCAAACTGCGCTCCACCAGTGGTATTAATTGACCAAGCTGGCTGTCCACCAAGACCGTTTGCAGAAGCAGTAGACTGGATAGATCCAGTTCTGATGATTCCTCCATCGATTCTTGTGTAGCTTGGAGCCCTCCATGGAGACGGTGTAGAAGAGCCTGTAAGCTTCCTCTCAATTTGCAGAGAGTCTACGTAGACAGTTCCCGCAGTAGTCAAAGACGTAAATGTCTCAAGGCTACTGTTGGCACCTGTGTTAAAGGTTCCAGATACTCTCTGCCACTGACCTGTATCGGTTACAGGAATAGTGTTTGCAACAATGATTGTTGCTGCATCAGCAGTCTTTACTCCAAGAGACACATTCTTTGTTCCCGCGCCCGCAAGGACGAGGAAGTAACCTGAATAGATGTAGTCTGTGTTTGGTTCGACTGGTACGTTATACGTTGTTGTATTAGCACCGTTATAGATTCTTGACGTTACTCCTCCACCAGTCCAGGTGTGCTTAAGGACCTGAGTTCCAATTCTCGGAGTTACCTCAGGAGAAGTAGCAATTGCGGCAGTAGTTGTTCCACCATTATTGAACGTTGTTAGGTTCGTTGAATAGAACGTATTGAAGAATTCGTAATCAGCATATTCTGGAATGATGATGTTTGCTGAATCCTGCAACTCCAATGCCGCTGCCTTGATGACACCCTGATTAATTTCAAGAGTGTTATTGGTCAGTCTCCAGCCAGCCGTTCCGGCTGAATAGTTACTTGACTGAACGATACCTGCTGTGTCTACTGTTAGAGAAGACTTAATGAGCAAGTTGTTGATAATTCCTGTACCGGCCGTAATCTTGTTTGCCTCTAGATCGTTGATCTTGGCAGACGTGATTGTGGCATTTGCAATGTTCGCATTGAGAATCAATCCAACGGTTACAGCAGATGTTGCAGACTGAGAAGACATTAGTCCTCCTCTATCAACTGCAATCACTCTTACCCATCTGTTTACAGAAGAATCTACAACGGGAGTCGTGAAGACTGCGGAAACAAATGTGCTTCCTGGTTCCACCTGCATTGATCCAATAAGATTTGACGCATCTGCTGTAAAGCCAGAAGACGTTCCAAGATGGACTTGTAGATAACTTACATCTGATTCTAGACGCCCACTTGTAGCCTTTTGAAGGTTGTGAGATACCTGAATACTTTGAGTATTTGCGACTGCTGTCGCTGCTGCTGGTGTTGAAGGAGCGGTATTTGCAGCAGTTGCATTTACTGTTGAAGACCAGGCTGATCGGTTCGACAACTGATCGAATGCTTGAATGCTGAAATCATACTGAATTCCAACGACCAATGCTTCAATGGTTACAGAAGTGTTTCCTGCTGGAACGTTTACGTAATTGTATGCGGTGCCACTGGTTGGCTTGTAGCGTACAACGTATCCTCCGAGGTCAGGATCACTTACCGCTGTCCATGTTGCAGAGGCGATAGCAAAAGCAGAATCATCTGGATCTGTGATCATTGATACACTGAGATCCGCAGGAACTCCTGGAGGATCTGTATCTACTGCCGTTGGACTTACCGGTGTCGCTGACGCTGAAACATAATTACTTATGTTGTTAAAAAGATCCCGCGCCCGGATCTTGAAGTAATGAATCACTCCGATATTCTCCGATTCGTGTACGTAGCTATTACTCGTTCCGCTCCATACATGATTACTAGAGTCTGGTGTGAATCCAGGACCAGATGTGGAGAAGAAAATGTCGTAAGCAGCCAGGTCATCTGTTGTTTGAACATCCCAAAGAAGGGAAACACTTGCAACAATTCCTGCTGCCGAAAAGTTTGTTGGATCTGCTGGAGCACCATTCACTGCATTAACAGACGATGAAGCAACAGACATATTTCCAGCCACGTCAACGGCAAACACAGTAATTGTCAAATCTGGCTGTGCGACTGTAAACAGAGACTTGTTTTCTTCGAATGAAAGATCGAAGAAATTGTTTGTCGTATTTACGTCGAAGGTTCCAGATGAAGGAGAAGCAATTCTTACAATGTAATGAGAAAGATCATTACATGGAGTGCTGTCTGCATTTAGAGTCGTTGCATTCCATTTCGCAACAAATCCTGCTCTATTGACAACCCAAGTAACTCCTGTCACCTGAGCAGGGGCAAGAGTGTCTGTAGTTGTTAGTAGCTCAAAGATACGACTCCAGTCAGAAACATTTGTTCCATCATTCTGTCGTAGCTGTAGCGTATAGTTTGTTCCTGGTGTCAGGTCTCTTAGAAGAATTCTCATATGTTAATTTCCAATGCGTACTCGATATCCATTTCGCTGTCGTCCGTCTTTGTCTTCGGAGTCATTAGTACAGATCTTGCAACTAGTGCATAGTCATTACTCAAGGTGTCTGCGTCTTCTACTCTGATTCCATCGAATACAGCATTTCCTGTACCGGCCGCGCCAACCACAATTGAAGTGATATTGGCCCAGTCGGGTGTTCCTGTGGCAGTAAATAGAGTCTTTCCAAAAGACTTAACCTCGTAACCTGTCGCTGCCGTAAATGTGTACGAGTAATAATTTGATACATCTGTTCTGAACTGAACAGTGATATCTGTGATTGCTGCATCTGCGCTATATGCCAAAGAAATGAAGTCTGCGTCAGAGAAGCTTGAAAGATCGAGAATGATATTTTCAAGCGTACTCGTGGTGCCTCCGGCAACTTGTAGAGCATCCTCGCCAATTCTTGCAATTGTGGTTTCCCACGTGGCAGGAGTCCACTCCTCTGTTGCAGAATCAAATGTGACGATTAGACTAGAAGCTCCAATTGATTGAGATGGCGCTCCATACCACAATCCCACTTCATAAATCTCTCCAACGAATTCCTGAGGAATAACACCCTTGAAAATCAATTTGTCGTTGACAATATCAATGGATGTGAGAGCAACAGGGATTCTATTAGATTCAAAGTTAAGTACTGTGTCGTTGACATTTTCCGCAGTGCTTCCTACTCCGATGGCAATTGACTCAGCAATTCTTGGGACATAACCAGCCAGATATCTGAAAATAATTGATTTTCCCTGTGTAGTAATCATGTGGCCTTACTCATCCTAACGTCAATTTGAATTGAAGCATCAACGTCTAGGATTTCCAAAACAACATCCACGACTTGCTGCCCGTTTTCGCCCATTCTTACAGTCTGACTAACTACCGCCAAAGAGTCTGGTGGATAGAGAGTAGTCGGATCATTGTCTTCTTGATTCTCGTTTGGCTCAACAAATTCAATGTTGGCTTCTATCGAGGCATCTCCGTCGAACGTTGTTTCATCTACGTCCCCCTGATCGATTTCTTCTTCGTTCGGGTAACGAGCATCTACAACTCCCGGAGGAAGAGGGAAGTTCGGATCAATGATCAAATCCGGCTTCTTGATGATTTCGTTGCTATTAATGCTCATGCCCCCAATTATACAATTGGGGGCATACAAAGCAAAATTAAGATTTGAACCTTCTCAGAGTCAATCTCGTTGTTCCATATCCTCCGCTGAAATCTCTGACCTGACCCACAATAAAGTATCTGTGAGTTACAGGATCAAAGTCCTTTTGAGGATAATTGATACTGACTAGGTCACCGATCTGTAGAAGAGGATTTCCATAGATTTCTGCCTCTACTTCATCAGAACCCTGAGACCAGTGATGATCAATCCAATCTGCAAGATCCTTGGCGGACTGCTCAGACTGTAGCCATTCAGACTGAATTTCAGTCTCAACGACTCCTCGTCTGCGAATTCCATTCTCGTTTTTCACGACAACAGTCTTCTCATCCTCCTTGTTTACTGTTCTTCCGTAGATCATCAGCTTCTGCTCTACTGGATTATCAGGACCAAAGGTAAGGGTATCTTGACCATTTAGAATTGCGTTGCTTCGATAGACGTTTGTTAGAACGAAGCGAGCGCCAAATGGATCGGCACTGTATTCTGGACACACAATTTGAGTGGTATTTGAGAAATAGATGTTCGAATGTACAGCAGGATACTTCTCAAACTTAACTTCAAATTCTCTAACTTCTTGACAAAGGGGCCCGAACTCATCGAATCCTCTTTGATTGAATCGAACAGAATGGGCAAAGTATTTCTTCTTATAGATTCTACTGTTTTGGTCCCATCCCCAAATCCACTTTCTGTCGTCCTGTGGACTTGTGAATTCTCCTCTGATTCTATCGAAAAGATTTCCAGAGTCTAGCTTGAGATCTTCCTTTGTACCGTTTGCCCAGAAATATTCGTAATCAGCGTGGGTATCTCCGCGCGTGAACATTCCAACATTTCTTGTGTATGGCTCTCGCTCGCCAGAAGGCACTGTCACGGTCATCTTCACCGATCCGTTTACAGCGATCGAAATGACGTCAGCAGATGTGCTTGAAGGATTTGAAGATCCATCAGCCTTTCTCAGTGACACATCAATGTCATACCAAGTGTTCGCTGAGACTGCGAAAGGAACTCCCTTACCTCCATCTGGGCCATATCTCTTTAGAGTGCCATTGTTTCTTCTAGCATAGAAATTGATTTCATGCTGGTATTTTCTTCCACCGGGCAATCTATCTGTTCTGCATAGCTCAACATAATAACCTCTGTTGTCTGTTCCAAGATTGAAAGCGATTCCTCCCATCCCATTGGTGTATCCAGATCCACGGAAACGCATTCTTGTTCCGTAGTACCAGACATCCTTGTCGGAGAAGAATTGCCTTTTCGCAACATAGAATGTGTCAGCTCTGAAAGTCTTATTGGCTTTAAGGCTAACAGTGCTCTCAGTCTTGTTGTGAACAAATCCTCCCGTCCAAGGATAAGGATTTCCGACAGCCTTTTTACTTGAGCCAACAGAGTATCCTGATACTTGATCTAGATGTGGGGCTGGAGTTGTATTCCAGATTCCGCGCTCAACATTTCCAAGATATCCAGAGAATGCACTCTTAAACCTTAGCTCCGGCTTTGTCAGCTTTTCATCAATATTTTTCTTTTGATCAGAAGACTTAACTAGAGCAAAAGTATTGACTCCTGAAAGGTTGTAGTACCAATAACCCTTTCCGTCATATCTCATCAACTCGCCCTCGATGTTGATAATTCCCTTGTAAGGCCAAGATGCGGCCTCCGATGCTGTCATTCTCACAAATGTTTGATTATCATTCATGGTTTCTCTAAGCTGACTTGATCGAAGAACAAGAGTGTCTTCTGGTTGCCAGACGACATCCATTTTTGGAGTTCGACCAACTTGATCAGAAATTGATGTTTTGTTGTATCTAACGGTTACGTGGTTTGCCTCGTAATCATATTCCTGGCTAAGCTCAATAATATCTGGCTGCTTTAGTCCAACTTTTACACCATCAAGCTGCCATGAAATTGGCTTACCAAGATTATAGGCAACGTCTCTCGTTTGAATTTGAAGCTGTCCGAATTCATCAAAGTAGATTGCTGCCTGAACTGTCGTAGCCAAATGACTAAAGATTTCCCAAAGAGTCTTCTCTCCATCGGTCCAGAAATAAGGAATGATCGTGTCCTTATCATCGTCTGCGCGATCATAAACATAATCATTGAATCCCATGATGTCACATAGCTGCCAAACGATTCTACCGATTGTCAGATTCTCGAAGAACATCTTTGGAGGCTTCATTTCCTGCAAAAACTTTGAAGCATCCTTAAGGCCAACTCGGGCAATCTCTGTTCCCTGTCCATTCCATTCGTCTGAAAACATTGTGTATTCTCTGACGTATGTGTAACCACTTCCTCCCACCGGGGTCGTGTCATATCCCATCGAATAGGTGAACTTCACATTCTTATCAATCAAACCCTTATAGATAGAGTCTGGATTTGTATTATTGTAAAGTCCATCTGTGTTCGACAATTCCAATGAAGCTGTATTTGAACTGGCTCCACCCAATGGAGTTACAAAACTAGTTGATGACATTGTGAAGTTAGAATTTGAAGAAATGAGAGTGCTCGTCAAGTCTCTCTCAAGTCGAAGGGACATCTCAATCAAATCAAGATATCTGTTTTCAACAGAAAGAGTGTTCACATCCACTCTCAAACCCTTGAGTTGTACTGGGTTGTCTCTGTATACTGCTTCATCCCAAGAGCCGTCTGCCTGACGATAAAGAGTAATCCCATCGTAATCAATATCAGGGCCATCAGAAGTCCAGATTTGTGTCCATGTCGTTCCATTTGTTGTAATTGAAACAGACCATCCCTGAGGGGAGGCCGCAGATGTTTCAAACAAAACGTGAATCTTATTACACCAGGCCAAATTCTGATAAACGAATCTTGGTGAAACATCAACATCAAAAATGTTTGATCCGGCAAAGAATCGAGAAGGCTCTGGGCTAGACCAGTACTTATATGGATCATCAACATCTGACGCATACCATCTAGTTGGCTGAACACCATCAGGAGTCAAATCGGTGAATCCCATAAGTTCAGCTCGCGCCTTCGCAATACCCTTCTTTGAAGGTCGAAGAGGTTCAACAATTGAAGAGACGGGATATAGCTCAACATCAGAACTAATTTCCTCTTCTGGTGGATCGTTATCAACAGACTGAATACCTGCATATCTGTTCTGATTCCACTCAGCAATAAGCAGAGGTTGCGCCTTGATTGCGAGCCCCTGCTGTAGAAGTTGAGTTACCTGAGGTGTTGTAGTCTGCATTTTATACCTGTTCCATTGTTGCGCTGACCTCCCAGAAATCATAAAGTCCACGCTTACTGATTCCTGAGCTAAAGTCACTGAACATCACTGAAAATGTTTCAGTGGTTCCATTACCATATGTTATTTCTAGATCGAATTCTCCGAAAGTTGATTCGTAGAATGCTGTCATTTCATCAGCACCCCAAAAGCCATCGACTGTAAAACTGGCAGAATGAGGAAGTTCTCGCCACGAGACCGTAAATGTTCTTTTGTCTGCGACTACATACTTCCTCATTGTGCCGTCCGCCATTCTTTGCTTCTTTTCGATTCTCTCTGGAGAAATTTGTAGTTCACTACGGTTGTGGTCAGAGATTGCGTTCCCTGACCATCTCATCAACCGTGGCTTTGCAAGAATTATTGGCATTACCTGACGTACCTGCTCCTTCCCTTATTGCTTTCCATCTTGTCTAGAGCCTTGGCGATAACCTTTTCAAAATCAATTTCAGTGTTGATTGCCTCAGCATTGATATTGAAATTGTATGTGTTACCTGCTCCTGAGTCAATTCTGTCAATTCCTCTTTCTAGCTTTGCGCTAAGAGGAGCTGTAAGAACAGTCTCATTCTTGTGAAGGTTGGCAATGGTGTTGTCGTAAAGAACCTTTCCACCGACCTTAAGGCCAGGAATCAATCCTCTAGGATCAAAACCAGGGAATCCAGCAGGCCCTCTTGTTTCAAAGTGAAGGTGAGGACCAGTTGAATTACCAGTGTTACCTGATAGACCAATTACAGATCCTGAACCAACTCTCTGGCCGACCCTTGCATTTCTATTGCTAAGGTGAGCATAAAGGGTTGAAACCCCACCATGGTCAACAACAACGTATCGACCATATGAGCGGTATCCGCCATTCTGATTTCCTCTAAGGTCCTCAGAAGCAACGACCGTTCCTGCATTTGCAGCCTGGACAGGAGTTCCCACAGGAATTCCAAAGTCCATTCCTCCATGACGAGCACTCCAGTTTTGAGTGACAGGTCCATTAACAGGCTTTCTCCATCCGGTTCCGGTTCCCTGGATAGAGAATCCAGTTCCACCAACAACCGCACGAGCCATTTGCTCCCACTTTGCATAAGCCATCGGGAATGCAGAACGCTGAACTCTCTGAGCCTGTTCCCATAGAGGAAGCTTGGCTCTGTTCTTCATAGCCAAAAGACCTTCGAAGAACTTTCGTGCAGCGTATGTAGGATTCATAATCTGCTCTACGGTTCCCCAACCCTGGCTTGGACGCTGCTGGAATAGACCAACAGAGTCACGGTCACCATAGTTGATGTTTCTTAGAGTAGACTCCTGCATAGCAGTCATAATGGAAACGATAAGGTCTGTGGTAGTTGCACCCATTGACTTACCGACACCAATAATTGCTGCCGCATTTGCTAGCTGTTCAGAATTTAGCTTCGTGTTTCCATAAGCTCCAGCCTGACCAGGAATACCCATTACGTCAAGACCCATGTTCATTGACATGGCATTTTGACCCATTGAGTTGATGGCTCCTGCAACCATTTGGCTATATGCTCCTGCAAGAGCGGCGCCAAACATTCCGACCATTCCTAGTCCTGGACCACCAGTTCCAAACTTTCCGGAATTCATGTTGTCAAAGAAGTCGGTTCCATAAGTCTTGTGAGCGTCGCCATTAATGACGTACTCATTCTTCTTAAGGAGACCCCATGTCTCGTCGGAGTACATTCCTGAACTTACAGGACGTCCGCCTCGACTGTTGTACTTCTTTGCTCCTCCAACAGGCCCACCCTCGTGACGCAATAGATAGGATGGAGTGCTAGAGTATGCATTTTGACCAGGAGCATATGGAATGCCTCCCCATTCTTGTGCATTCGCACTAGAACGACTTGTTCCAGGTCCAGCATAATTCTTCGGTAGCTTACCTGTTGTAACCCACTTCATGAATTCAGCAGTGGACATTGAGAACGCACCATCGACCATTTGCTCAGTAATCTTCTTACCAATTTGGGCCCATGCAATGTCGCTCTTGAGACCTTCTGCTGCTGCCTTTACATTTGCAGAAAGGGCATTTCCTACATACTTGCCCCACTCATTTCCTCTAGCCTTGAGATTTACACCGTGTCTTGCGTAAGCCTCTTCAACCTTCTTGACATGAGCGTTTAGTTCTGCCTGATTCTTCGGAACAAAAGCTCTAAGTGCTGCCAATTCATTTTCAAGAGCACGCTTAGCCGCAGTATACTTCTTCTGCGTGGCGTTAATCTTGTCCTGAGTTTCACGATTCAAAGCCTCTCTCTGCGCCTGAACACCCTTATTGTATTCTTCTCTTTCGATCTGAATCTGCTTAAGAGCCTTCTCACGAGAAATCTGCAAAGACTTTTCTGCTGCTTCTCGCTGAGCCTTTAGAGCGTCCTGTTCTCTCTGCTTTCTAGCATCGAGCTGCTTCTTTTCAGCTTCTTCAAGCTGGTTAAGAATGTTTAGACGACGATCTCTTTCAGCTTCAACTGTTGAGATTTGCTTTTCGAATCCAGCAATCTTCTGTTCAGAAGCCGTCTGACTTGAGCCAGCCGTATCCTCAGTGTTCCATTGACCAATCTGAGACTGAATATCGTTTCCGATCTTCGCTGCCTCGTCAAGGTTTCCTGAATTGATTGCCATCTGGAAATCAATATTCTGATTTGCCAGTTCCGCTGCACGCTGAATACGAGTCTTTTCTCTCTCAAAGATTTCCTGACGCTTCTGTTCGGCATCTTGCTCCGCCTTAATTGCATCCTGAATCTTCTTGATCTTGTTGTCGTATCCTGCCTTTTCCTTCTCAATTCGAGTTTCCCACTTCTTTTCGTGGCTCTCCATGAGATTGTCCCAGCGGGTGTCAAAAGCACGCTGCTTATTCTCGAATCTCTTATCGAGAGCATCCTGCTTATCTTCGAATCTCTTCTCAGTCTTTTCCTGACGTTCATCGAACTTCTTGTCAGCTCTTTCCTGAGCCCTGTCAAGGGCGTCCGCGCGAGCTTCTGCCCTCTTCTGAATTCCATCAATTTCAGCCTGCTGGTTTTCATTCATGATTTCTTCTGCACGAGAGTAAACCTCATCCATTGTTCCGGAAAAGACCTGCTTCTGTGCATTAACGAAGTCCTGAACATTTTCAGCATTCATTTCTAGTTCATCAGTGTAATCAGAAACCTTTTGCTTGTTAGCATCAATTGCTTCACCGAATCCCTGTTCCGCACTTGTGGCGTCTAGAAGGCCAGCTTCTCTTCTGTAAAGATTAAGAAGATTCAACTGATCCTGTTCACTGAAATTCTTGTCCTTCATTGTGCGCTGCTCAAGAGCCTCGCTCCACTTACGCTGAGCCGTTTCAACCTGATTAAGAGCAGGAGCAACCTTGTTCAATTCAGGAATGTACTGACGAAGTTCATCTGTATCGAGAAGGTTTCGAACCTTGTCGTCAGGAAGACCCTGCATCTTTCCGAACTCCTGATTGAATCCCTTGGTCGCGTCAATTGCACGCTCAACATTTTCAATCTCATCATCAGAAAGACCTAGCTTTACTCCAAGAGTAGTTCCCTCTTGGCCTCCACCGGTTTCTTCCTTTAGATACTTGGTCCAGTCAGCAAAGGTTTCGATTCCCATCTTTTCGAATTCAGACTTGTACTTGTTCTTGTACATTTCGAAAATCTTGACATTCTCAGTGTTGACTGCTGCTGCAATCTTATTGAAGACTTCCTGCTTCTTCTCTTCCTGAGTATTGTCATAGATATCCCATAGGTCACGAGCGTTCTGCTTAATTTGCTCACCGGCCTTTTGCTGGATAACGCTTTCCGTTGAGAAGAATCTTGCAAAACTTTCTGACTTAGACTGATCAAACTGCCTGTTAACAGCTTCTGTCATATCGGATGCAGCAGCCTCAAGCCTCTTCTGCATAACAGAATCGACAAGACTGAAATTCATCTTTGCATTGATGGCTACTTCGAATTCAGCATCACTGAATTCCTTACCCATGATCTTTAGAGCAGTTCTTGTGGCCTCTTCGGCTGCTGTAGCCGTTCCACCACGAAGACGAACCTTTGTTCCTTCTTCAATTGCACGAGCCCACTTTTCAGCATCTGATGCATCGAAGTAACTAGAGATATCCTTGAATGCCTCTTCATTTGAAGCTCTGAACTTATTGATTCTGTCCTGCATTGAATCGGCAGCCTTACCACCCTCTGCAACAATTGCCTGAGTTTCTTGATAAGCAAATCCAAGAGTATCTGCCCAAGCCTTTGCAGATGTGGCTACAGCTTCCTGCTCCTGACGAGAAGCTTCAATGTTCTTATTAATGATGTACCAGGCTGCTCCAATTGCAATAGCTGTAGCAAGAAGAGTTCCTGCCACCGCGCCCAATCCACCTAGAGCCGCTGTGGTACTTCCAATTGAAGCTGTAATTCTGGAAAATGCTCCAGCACCAGCAGCACCAATTCGACCAAATGTTGCTGCACCAGCTCTACCAATTGCTGCAAATGCTGGGGCTACAAGAGTGCCCAGAGATGAGAAGAATCGGGTAAGAGGTCCAGCGAGGACAGTTGCGATAAGACCTGCTGCAACCGCTGCATTAGAAATATTGTTTGCGAGTGTGCCAGAATCAGTAGCCATGCTTCCCATGATTCCACCAGTCAATGCGATGGTCTGGAAAGATCCACCCATCATCTGGAAGTTTCTACGAGTTGCCGCTGAATTCTGATTAATTTGAGCAGAAGCCTGCTGAGCACGTTGCCAAGCCATACCCTCTTGACGAGTAATTGTTCGGCCATTAGCATCTCTGTATCCAGCGACTGTTGGCGTTAGAGGGCCAGAAAGACCTGCCGGATAAGCTGGCATTTGCGGAGCAAGTCGGAGTCCCTGAGACGTTTGAATAAATGTCGCCTGAGCCCCTGTAGCTCTAACCAGGGCAGCAGTCAAATGCGTCAACGTAGTCGTAAGAGTTTCCGCTGCTACTGCCTCTGCACTCATTGCCTGAGCATTATGCATTGCTGCAAGTCGGCTCGCCACTTGCTCTGGTAGCAAAGCTCTAAATCTAAATACTACACCAAGAAGGCTGGCTCCAAGCTTTGCAGCTTGACCCATCAAGTTAGCAAATAGACCGATGAGCATAACAATTGGACCAGCGATTGCTGCACCAATGACACCGACAGATAGAAGAGTCTTTACTCCTTCTGGAAGCTCATTGAATGCCTTTACAATGGAGCCAATTACTCCAACAATCATTGCACCGACTCTTAGGAATGGCTCTCCTGCCTCTGCAAGCTGGGCCTTAAGAGATTCAACAACAATCTTGAATCGACCAGATGCAGATTCCTGTAGAGCCTTCATCTCTCGCTCAGCATTTCTTGCCCAAGCTCCCGAATCCTGCTGAGCAATCTGGAATGCCTTACCAACCTGAGTAGTTTCATCCTCAAGGTTAGCCATTTCTTCAACGATAGCCTGTAGACGAGTCGTCTGCTGAGTACCGAATAGCTTACCAAATAGCTGCTGCTTTTCGAGACCAGATAGGTTTTCCGTAGCCTTCTGCAAACGCTGGAACGTAGGGATTACCTTTCCTTCGGTTTCCTCTACCAGCTCAACGAGTCCTTCTCCAGTCAACTCCTTGAACATATTCTTGGCTGCACGAGTAGGATTGAGAACTCGGTTGAAAGACGCCTTGATTGCGTTTGCACCTTCAACAGCGTTAATTCCTCGTGAACGCATGGCAACGAGCAAAGTACCGACTTCCTGAATATCTCCACCGAGGCTCTTAAGAGGTGCTGCCACCTTTGGAATAGCCTTTGAGAAGTCTTCAATAGAAAGTGAAGTCGCATTCTCTACTGCGTTCATGTAGTTGAATGACTTAGCAAGATCCTCTGTGTTCTGTCCATAAACAGACTGCAAAGTAATCGTGGTTTCTAGAGCCTGCTGATATTCCATTTCACCAAGGGTTGCAAGACGCATAACCTCAGTTGTCTTACCAATAAGCTCAGCACCCTTTTCACCGGTCGCAGCTAGATTTGCTTCAACCTTTAGGGTGTCCTGAATGGCTGCACCATACTGCTGAGCCGCAACCTTTGCTGCGTTAAGAGAGTTTACTCTAAGAGTCGCTGATTCCTGTGCAAACTTGGCTGCATTCTGATCCTTGTTTACAGTGAAGTCATAAACCTTATTGATTCTTGTAAGTTCTGATTCTACCTTGTAGGCAAGGACACCCATTGCAGCACCGGCCGCAATTACAGGCATAGTGAAACCAACCATTAGCTGACGACCAGCCCACTGAGTGTTCTTACCCCACTTAATCATGTTGGCTGCACCAGAGGCAGCAACCTGAGAGACAAGACCCATCTTGATGGCCATTTCTCCCAGTGCAACATTTGTAGAAATGGTTCCAGCCCGCACTTGGCTCAGAGTTTGTCTGAAATTACCAAGACGGGCTGGGGCGTCTGTAGGAACGATGAGATCCAGGGTTGACCTTCCTCGGTTACCCTGGGTCCACTGCATTGCTGACGCTCTGCTCAATGCATACTGCTCTCGAAGGACCTGATTGAAAGTCTGGCGATTCTTAATCGCCTGTCGGAGAGTAATATCCTGCTTCTGCAACGCCTTGGTGTAATTTTCGGCAGCAGAAGCCACCCGCATTGTCTCAACGGACATATTGCCAAGACCACGGACATTGTTTCTGAATGCTGTCGCACTAGAAGCAACCGCGCTGGCATTTGCGGCTAGATTAGCCTGCATTGCTGCAAGCTGATTATTCAAAGCGGTAATCTGCTGTGATACCTGACCGAAATTGGCCGAGGCATTAAAGCGGATATTAATATTCTCCATTATCAGTCATCTCCTTCAAAAGCTATTCCAATTTGTGAAAACTCCAATGCTTCTTGCGAAACTCCTCTAGCCTTTGCTGCCGCGCGATTTTTAATGTCTTCAAATGAAGGTGCGCTATCGTCCTTCGGGCTTTCTAGGTCTACGCCCTTTAGTGCAGCCATAAATTTCTTCTCGTCGTATTCTTTTTCTCTTTTTGCTTCGAGCAAAGATTCGAGTTCGGCTAGTGTGAGGTTCGTTTCCATTTCTTCAAAGTTTTTCCAGATGCCAAGCATGAATAGCTCAGCCTCTAGTTTTGCTAGGTCTAGTTCTTCCCAGCTTGTTCTGTCACTGCCGCCGCTGCTGCGGCCATCAATTCCGGGTCATTCAGCTTAACCCCACCACAGATTTCGATAATCTTATGCACGGTAGGCATGTCTACTGCATCCTCGAACTTCTCGCTGTCAGAGTATTCTGGATGAATTGAAGAGAGACATAGCTGAGCTGCCTCAATTAGAAAATCTACTACTTCGTCGTCCGTCTTAAGATTCTCAAGCTCCTTGAACTTGACCATGAACCTACGAAGATTCTTGATGTTTAGAGGCTTTAGAGAAACCTCAGTACCGTCCTGGAGGACAATTTCCTCAACGGTGTAAACGCTTGTTGCCACTTTATCTCCTTTTGTTTGATCTCATTATAGCAACCGATTCTTACAATCCAAAACGCAAAGGCCCCCTTTCGGGGGCCAATGCAAAACCTTTGACTTAGGCTGCGATCTGACGGTCCTTGATTACACCGTACTCCTGACCTGAGAATGCTGGGTCTGGAAGTAGACGGAATGAAACAGGGAACAGAGTCGCTTCGTTTCTCCTAAGGGCGTGTGAAGTACTTTCAACTGAAAGAGCACGTCGTACGTGGTAAATACGCTCACGCTTTTCGTTGTCTGCCACACGAGGGGCATTTCCTACAAACGCGATTCCTCGCTCCGTTGGCTCATCTCCAAGCTCACCACCTTCAATACCAAGAGTCTTGCTCGTGGCGGTCGTGGTTAGAGAGTCAGTCTGCTGACCCCATACAATTAGAAGATTCTCCAGAGTCGCCTCTGAGAAGGTCGTGTTTACCATAACTCTCATAGACTGCTTGAATAGCTTCGCAGAGTCTAGAAGCTGGTCAACCTCAACCTCACCGTAGTCAGGCTCGTATGAAACCTCAACACCCTCAGATGTAAAACCAGTGTGGTTCCAATCAGCAGAAGCCTCTAGGGTCTGAGAAAATGGAGTACCTGGAACTTCCGCTGGAAGAGCTGGGCCAGAAGCACCCCACAGTGGGTCAGTGCTGTCAATTGCAGTTAGGTAAACTGCTGCTGCACCAATAATAATGTTCTTTACGCTATATGCCATACGTTATTCACCTCTTTTCTGAAAAAGTATGCTTGTTTGTGTTGGCGCACATAACTTCCTCAATGAGGCAATATTATCTTGCAATTTGTTATCAAGCAAACGAGTTTAGATTCTCATTCCTCGTTGATCCAATTCATGCGTAAAACACAAGGAAAAGACGACCATGGCAGCCTGTCTTCCTCCTTCTTCCGTTGCCGGTTCTGGACTTGTTGCATTTGTAACTCTGGTGTATTTGATATTGAATTTCTTCGCCCAATCGAATGCTGGACTTGCCAACGAATCGACATAATCATTCACATCTTCGGCCGTCCACTCATATCTTCTAAGAAGCTGCAACAGATAGAGAACAATATTTCTCAATTGCTTCTCGCTATCTGAATACACAGTGTAAGCCACCTGTTCATGCTCCTTGAACCAATCAACATATTCAGCCGTTGAAACGTAATTGTAAACAATGAAAGGAATTTCTGTCGGCAAATTAGTCAACTCTGGCTGCTGCTGTGCTGGAATAAAGAATGGAACCTGTGTATAGTTGGATGCTGAAATAATTCCTTCACCAACAAGCTTAGCTTGTACAAACTTGTTTATTGCATGTGTAGCTGCTGCATCATATGCCATAACTCTTTCTCCTTCCTTCGTTCTTCTTTGCTCTTTCTGCAAGGAAATCCTCTGCTAGCTTGGCTCCTTGATTAAAAGCAGTTTTATTGTCTGCGACATTGATAGATCCTGATCGAGCCTTAGCCTTTCTGAATCTTCTCATGAATTTCATCATTGCTCGTTCACTTAGATCATTTTCTAGAGTCTCATTAATACTATCTGAAAAGACTTGTCTCGCACCGGCTCCAGACCACCAATCAGTCCAAGCGGCAGTAAATGATCCTGTGGTTGCTTGACCACCGGGATTTTCTACAACAATAGGGCCCTTAGTGAAAACAATTCTTCCATTGTTGCCAGGAAAGGCCAACATTTTCGCCCTCTTTCTTTTTACAGTGACAGCGATGTTGTATTCCATGATCATAGCCTTGTAAACGAACCTATGGACTTTTCTAAAATCCTTCTTCTCTCCCTGGTGCACTGGAACAGGAATTGTGGAAGCTCTGAATTCAAATGAGGCATATCTATTATTTCCTCTTCCTCTCAAAACATTGGTCCACAATTGATACTGAGGATTTCCGATGTTTCCCCAATCATATACGTGATGGAATTGCTTAGGAGAGGCTGGTGCCACTGCGGCCATATAAGCATCAAACTTTCTGCTCAATTCGCTATGGGCATAGTTGAGCACCGGGCCCATATTTGCATCAGTTTCAATCTGAGCTGACAATGTCGTCAGAAACCCGGTAAGAGACGCTGCTTCAACGGTGTCCATTGTGACACCAACAAATGCCTTTCCTTTTGCCATTACGGCTTTTGCACCTCTGCTCTTTGTAGTAGACAAGTGCTTTCGATGTGATTTCCAAATGGGTCAACAACTGGAGTAGAACCCATAGCAAGGAAGATCGTCGAAGGCTGACCTTCTAGTTCTTCTTCCTTCCAGATGATGTCTCCGTTAGCATTGGAAATATCTGTCACTCTGTCTCTCTTTGTGAGAATCACCGACTTTGGAATAGTCATGACTACCCAGTCGATGTTCTCATAAATATTTGAATATCTTTGCGTTGTACCAGCAACTCGGATACCACCATTCGTGATTCCTCGGGCCATACAATTGATAACAATCTTCTGGACACCTGGAGTACCAGGATCAATATCCTCAATCCACACGCGCTCAATGGCGCCTGAAATTGGGTCTGTTATCGTTTGCCAGCTACCCTGACTGCCGTCGACATCTGCTCCTACCTGCCGAAGAATTGTCGCACGCATATTAAATCTTGCTCCCAGAAGACAACTCATATTACTGCGATATTGTCCAATCTGTATGGTTCAAGAAGCTGATCGGCCTTTACATTTCCAGTTCCGTCGAATGCTCCCTGATTGAATTCGAATCTCCAGTCGGCAGACTTCATAGAGTGCAGGTACTTGTCTCTATATGCTGCATCTTGACATGCATAATCATTGAGAAGAATCTTTGCTGCTTCTACCACCGGGACGGGTACATACTCATATCCCCAATCTCCAGTAATTGTGTAATCACTTCTAAAGCAGAAATCTGGCTTCTTAATAGCTGTTGGTGCAATGATGATTCCATCATTGAACATATCTAGTACGTCGTCAGGTGGAGCGTCCTTAATTGTGTAATATCCTCCCGGACGTTGAGCAAGGAACCATCCTTCACCGCGAATCACAAAAGCGGTTGGCTCGTATTCGAAGTTATAGTCGTTCATTGCTGTGAAAGAAAGTAGTGGGGTTGGCATGGCCAATTCGGTTGTGTCGTTACCCTGAACCTTCTTTACACCAGTGTACTTTCCGAAATCTTGTCCTGTATAAACCTCAATAATTCTTCTTACGAGGCGTTCGGCATCGTATTTATCCTCGTCTGGAGTTGTATTGTCGAAGATAGTGTCTAGCTCGTAAAGAGGAACAATGGGTGTGACGATTTCAACATAAGTCACCCTGGAGAACGATTCGTCTGCATTCTTCCAAATAATCTTCAAGGTGTCGTCGTAGGATGTGTGAGGCCATGTAATTGGAGTGGTGTGAATGTCTCCTGTGGTCGTCACAACTTGATCTGCGGAAATCACTGTGCTGCCGCGATAAACATCTGCGGTAAGCAAATCTGTCGTTGGATGTTGTAATGTAGCAACACCATCTGTATCTCTGTAGATTTCCATGACTGAATTATATCTTCAAATGGCGCAAAAGCAAAAGACCGCCCGAAGGCGGTCTAATCACTTATAAAATTCTCGAACTTCCTTTGGAGAAGCAATTCTGAATCCCTCATACGTGTCTAGGATAAAGTCTGCGTCAGACTCCTTAACTACCGCATATGGATTAGCCTGAGTAAATGTCGCTCCTCGAACCTGGAAGGTTGAATTAGCTCTAGTCATTCGGAGTAGGACATCCTGCTCTACAAATGATTCTGTTGGAGAATCAAATGAGGCAACTTCCTGCACCGGGCTCGTTTCTACGATTTCTTCTATCTCACCAATCTGGGCCTTGTGGTATTCCCACGTTACACCATTCTCATTCAGCTTAGCAATGAGAACCGTCTTGTTATCCTTCGCGTCATAATCGACTGCGTAGTCATCTGCTAGCTGTCTAAGCTCAGCTACTTTTAGTGTTTCGAAACTCATAAGTCGATTGTAGCACAAAACAAGAGGGAGGGCCGAAGCCCTCCCTCTAAGAGTTTTTATCAAGCACTGATCTTGACGTTCTTGACAACTACGAATGCGTCTGCGTTCTCGATCTGAGTACCTACACGGCAGTACATGGTGTACTCCGTGGTGTCCTTCTTGTTCTTGAACTCACGGTAGATCTGGATCTCACGCTTTACACCCCATAGAAGGTTCTGTGGGAAGGTGAGCCATACGTCACCGTGGTTACCAGTTGCACCGGAGTAGTCACCGGCCTTGGTCTCCTCGAATAGAGGAACTTCCTGTACAGGAAGACCGAATGCATTACCCATCGTGAATCCTGCTGGACCCTCGGTACGAACTGCCTGATTAATTCCCGCTGCTGCAAGAGACTCTGGGTTAACAAAGGTGCTCTCAAGCTGCTGTAGCGTGAATAGGTAGTCCTGGATGATGTTAGAACCAGTGAAGAACTTAAGCTGGTTTCTACGCTGCATGTAGTTACGAGGCATAGCCTTTAGCGCCTTGTTGAAGACCGTACGGTCAACAGTGGCACCACCGTGGTCAATTACGTGACCGGCAGCGAGAGCACGCTTACGCCATCCGTCGAATGCCTTTAGAAGTGGGTCAGCAGAAGCCGTGTCACCATTAATTGCAACATCTTCAAGGTCGTTACCGGCCTGAGTAGCCATTAGGCGTGCAATGTGGTCCTCAAGGGCTTCGCCCTCGATGTTGTCCTCAAGTGACTCGGTTGAGATTTCCCAGTCTAGACGTAGCTTCTTTGTCGTAAGAGAAATCTTGCTGAATGTCGCACCGGCATTTACACCAGTGTCAACTGCCTCAGTAGCTACTCTTAGAAGACGCTCACCAATTCCAACCTTGTCAATGTCAACAGTGTCGGACTTCATTCGGATGGTACGAACCTGCCTACCAAGTACAGTGGCATCCCACATGTAGTCAATAAAACGGTTCGCCTGTTCTGGATTTAGAAGACCACCGCCACCGGCCGCAACTTCGGTAGTACGGATAACCTTCTCAATTAGTTCATCGCTCATTTGTTGTTATTCACCTCTTTCCTTTTCTTATCTAATGTCGGACGTGTTCATGAGGAAGTGTCCGCCCCACTTTGAATCACTCTTCTTGGTGATCGTCTCCTTTGACGCGCCAACGTCGCCGGACTTCTTGATTGCAGTCTCACTTTCAACACTGTCAAGCCTCTTTGAGACTTCTTCGTGCTGCTCGTTTAGACTGTCAAACTTCTTGCTAAGCTCGCCGTGCTTTTCGACTAGCTCAGAAAACTTTGAATCAAAAGCCTTGTTGATTTCCTCAACCTTGCTCTTAATAGTGCTAATTTCCTCCGCAGTAGCTTCTCTATTCTGCTCCAGGCTCTTTGTAATAGTGTCCTGAACCATTTCAAGCATCTTTTCGAAAGAAGGCTCTTCTACGCCGTCTTCTTCTGCATCTACTGCCGTTTCGTCGGTAGCCTCAACAGCCTCATCCTCTACAACTTCCGCTGTAGCCTCTTCGACTGGAGTCTCCTCGACTACCTCATCATTCTTTGTCACTTGGTCTGCACCTCCTTTTTCAGCAGTGTCCATAAACTGATCAATGATCATTTTAACCTTTTCGGTTTTTTCTGTACCAGTTTCAAACCATCCAATGTTCTTCATGTCTTTTCCACACGCCGAACAATTGGTAGACTCATCGGTAGAAGTCTTAGCGATTTCATCTGATGGACACCAAAAGACGTTTTCTACTGAGGTTTCTACAACCATGCCCTTCATAACAGAGCCATCAGCAGTCTTTTGAATGCTGAAAATATTGGCAAGCTGGTTGGCTGGATTATCCACAAGGGAAAGCTCAATCAGCTCGTAGTCCTTGATGAATCGTACAGACTGGCCAGCATCCTTGTTCCATTCGGTGTCGGAATCAATGATGTTTCCACCAATGCTGAAACCGGTAAGGGTACCATCTAGTACCTTTTCCCATGTGTCCTGAGCACCCTTTGAAACATATGCAGTCGCATAAATGCCTCGGTAAAACTTCTGAGTTCCTGGGTCGTAGAATTCTTCTTCCCTGAAATCAACGAGCTTTCCCACTGCAATAGGTTGATGCATCTCGCGGATATTGCCTCTAAATCGAGAGAAAGCCTTCTGGCTCGCTTCGGAGAGAACAACGTCTCCATGAGAATCGAAATTATCAAGAGTGGCGAAACCACTTACCTGACGAGTTTCAGCATCGTACTTTGCAATTGGCATAGAAAGACGAACGGTATGTTCATCGGCCTGCCAGGATGCCTTCTCAATCTTCATGGCTTTATGTTATTAGTGTTTTTGTTATCAAGCAAATTCTTGTTGACTTTCAGATTTGCTGCAATAAAAACGCAGTAAATTGTTACCATCAACGAAGTAATCCAAGATGCACATTGCCAACAAGTGGTCAAACTGATGAGTGTCATTACGAACCAGAAATAGTGACCTGCTGCTGCACCGCGTCTTAGAGCTTTGTAACTTGTTTTCCATGCTCCATAGAACATGAGCAAACCAATAACAATAGCCACGCCTCCAATTAAAGGCTCAACGTTATTAATGGTATTGTAACTCATATTCATTTTAAGTGAGTCCCATGGAAGAAGAAGCCATACACCCCATAGAGAGGTGTATGCTCCCATAATTGAAATGGCCGAAATATTGATCGGCCGTCTTAGGTTCCGGGCCATTTCATCAACTGTCATCCTGTAGCACGTCCTTCGCCCTGAGGCTGCCTAGCCTCCCCAGATCTATCTGGAGAATTAGCTGAGCGTTCTGCATCACGGCTTCTTGTTTGATTTGTTTGAGCCCTCGCCTCAGCGTTTGCCTGGGCTCCTTGCTGAACAACCTTGTCTCCACCATCAAGACCAGGAAGACCCTTTCGAGCACGAATCTCGTTAGGAACAACAACCTGATTTCTAATGTAGCGCTCATCGATCTTAGACTGAGTGTCTTCGTCGGTAAGTGAAAGCTCATTTAGATGGATAAGGAATACGTCTGTGACTTCCTTAATGATCTTATTCAGCTTGTTTTCAAAGATGGTTTGCTCAGGACGGCACACCTGCTCCTTGAAAGTCTTGTCTGCGTCACGTGCAACTGCTAGGCTGACACCCTCTGCAAGACCTACCTTTGAAAGTGGAACTCTGTGAGCCATAAGAATGTCTGACAGGTTTCCCTTACGATAGTTATTGAATGATGAATCCTGGGTTCCCGCTTCCACCGGCTTCATTTCGAAAGAAGTCTTTCTTTCCTGCTCGTCAGGTGGTAGTGGAACGTATAGAGTTCTGTGATTCTTACCCTTTAGCGATGTCTGGAAGAACTCTGTGATTCTTCTTTCCGCTGCCGGGCTTAGTCGTCCACCCTTAATTACGATAACGTAACGAGGCACTGCCTTGTTCTCAAAGTAATCAAGGTTGAATCGTGTGGCGAATTCATTACCTGCTACCGCTGCCTTTGCAGCAACGACGTCAGGAACTCCATAGAATCCATTGGTTGGTGAATACTTCTTGATGTGGATAACCTCGTTTGGACGAGTATCCGATCCCACAGGATTAGGAGTTTTCTGATCTCCAAAGTTACGGAAAAATACCGCCTTGTTCGAAATGATCTGGACGAATCCATCTCTTCGCTGGCGAATTCTCATTGTGGTTGATGGTACGTGACCAATATAACCAATTGATCCACTAGTGGTTCTGCCGATTTCAAGGTATCCGTTTCCGGTGACTTCGTAATCCGTCCATACCTTGATCAGGGTTTCAATGAAATCGTCTTCCTCATTGCAGCTAGCAATCCAATCAAATAGCTTCTGCTTTTCTCTTTCAAGTCTTGCTCGCATTTTCTTGGTCTTTTCTTCGGTCTCAATCTTGTCCACCGCCATTTTTGCGTTTGGACTCAGAATGAAGTCGTAGCCTAGACCAACAATGTTGGCTACCTTAGCTTTTACAGCTGAGTAGTGAGGTGGTGACACCTCGTAGAGCTTTGCCAAATAATCGAGATTGTAAGGGGGAAGCATGACCTTAAAGGCATTGTAGCCAGTAACGTCCTCTGTTTCCTCCTTCTTTGAGGCAGCACCATCGACACCACGATAGAACTTTTGAAGTTGCTTTGTGGTGCTGATTTTGAAGGACCGAGAGAGTCCTTCCATTTCATTGAGTTCAGAAGCCTTCTTAGCAAATGGATCAGGATCGTGTTCAATTCCACGATTGTATTCTGAGCCAAGAGATACTTCGATTACTCTCTCTTCTTCTGGCTCGGCCTCTACAACTCGATTATGTGCCATGTCTCTCCTTGTAAATTTCTTCACTCACGAGGGCAGGAATATCATGGTCGTCTGGGATTAGACCCCATGCCGCTCGCTGCTTTTGATGCTCAAATTCCTCATCTGTCACCTTTCGATGGCCAGACAGGAAAACTGGTTTTCCGACGAGAATGCCATAGTGCTTGACAGCGTCACGAAGCATTTTCAGCTTTACTTCGCTGCCCTTCATGGCTGCCACACAAAGGAAATTGCCTTCTTCGTCTCCGACCCATCGGCCGTCAGGCATTTCCCATACGTAGACGCCATACTTGGCTTCCTCGATTACCCTATATTTCTGTTCTGACATGGGAATATCATAAAGACATTGACGTTAAAAAGCAAAATGGCCCTCGACATGAGGGCCATTGTGTTATCCCGCTGGAGTGATTCCCCAGATATTGGAATATAGCTTGGTTGGATTAGCTGGTTGAGAAATTGTTATTGGAGAGCTGTCATCAACGACGACTCCTGGAAGACCAAGATATGCATCATAAATTTGCTGCATTCCTGTTCCATCAATGTCTCCATAGAGTGCAGAAAATTGAGCAACAGATGATCCATCATCTCCAACAATGATTGTTGGATTGAGTGGAGTAGTTAGAACCGCACCAATATGCATCCAGTCGTCATTTCCAAAGACAGTTGCTCCTGTTGTCACAAGTTCACCATTTACAGTTACCGCGCTGAATCCAGAGAATACAATTGTGTTTCCGGATCTTGTGATTGTATTTGCACCGGCCGTTACAATATTTCCTGCCGCAGCCTTTGTCCACAAATCAAATCCTGTAATGTACAACTGATCTGGAGTTTCTTCCTCTCCGTTAAAAGAGGCATCCATAGTAATGGTGATTTCTCCAGTTGCGATATCGATTCCATTAAAATCAGCGTACTCAATAGGTTCATAGTAATTCTTGCTGGTTACTCCAACACCAGTAAAGCTGGCGAATCTATTGTTTAGAGACCCAGCAAACTCTTTGTCTGTGTATACAACAAGATTTATATAGTCAACGAAACTAGGGTCATCAACGACTCCTCCGGTGAAAGAAACCCTTACATCGATAGAGTCTGTGTTGACAAAAGACTCTGATGCCATATCCGAAGGGACCTTCCAGGTAATTCCGTCAAGAGAGTATTCAATTGTGAATCCACCTTCTCCATACCAGTCAAGTCTTCCTTCTGCAAGGGTGGCTTCTGGGACTCCACTCAATTCTAGTGAGCTTTGCCAGGTGCCAGCCAAAGAAGTGTTTGTGAATACTGTTGTTGGCAACCCGTCGACGATTACCTCTGATTCTGAGGTCGAATAGAATGGAACAATTGTATTGTTGGCTACGACAGTATCAGTGATGACACCCTCTTGCCACTCTACATCAAGATCCCAAGTTTTTGTGATGGCAATTGTTCTTGCTTCGTCAGAGAAGTTCCAAAATGTTCCTTGGTTATATGACGCAATAGTTTCACTCTCTGGAACATTAATTCCTGATGCGTAATGCTTTGCAATGATTTCTGATGAAAGAGTTCCGACGTAAATAGCCGGAGCATCAAATGAAATCTTCGAAGCAGTTCCCGACTGTCCAGCAATAAGATCAGATGTCAGGAAATCATAAACACCTGTCTGCTGATCTTCTGAAAGATCTGTTTCAGCAACAAGAACTCCGTCGACATAGAGAGAATTCCTTCCATTATTGTGAACTCCTACAACATGGTAAGACTTATTGACAGAATATCTGTAAGAAGTCTTGCATTCTCCCACCGTTACGTATTTTGTTGTGAAAATGATTTCATCGTCTGTAATTACTAGACCATCATATGTAGATGAATGACTCATTACACTCACCGGGCCAGTTACGTCAATAGGCTTGACCCATGCCTCTAGAGTGAACGCACGCTGCTCGTAGCCTTTGTTAAAAACAGGATCGTCCATTTCGATACGGTTCGTATTAGACAATACGAGAGCGTTGCCTGAGCCTGCTACAAGGGCAGACGACAGGACAGCAGAACCGACCAAATCAGCCTGTCTTAGGCTACCGGCCGAATCATCGTAGGTTGGACCAGATCCATCCAGCTTCCAAAAGGAAAACGGAGCGTCTGCTTGTACTTGTAGTTGATAAGACATACTGGCATTTTACCATGGAAATGCCAAATGCCCCTCCGAAGAGGGGCACTGACAGTAATATATAACCATTCCTAAGGAAGCTGCACGAAGACGCACAGACGACCCGGACTCATTTCCATAGGTCGTATCCTTAGTATAGCTTATGGCTTTGGTACTCGCAACTTTGTCCAGCTATCCTTGCCAGGCGGCCACTTTGCAGCGTCACCAGAGTATCCCAACTTTCGCTGCCACTTTTCGTAGGAACGAATATCGGTCTCACTAAGTGTTGGGCCTGGACTCTGCTGATAAAGTCCGCATCCCTCTGCAACAAGTCGCTTACCCATTTCAGTCCAAATGGCTGACTTACTGCCAACATTTGTATTCTTAGGAATACCTGAGAATGGAACAAGCGGCTTTGGAGGGACAGGAGTGCTCGTCTTTCCAGGAATCTTTAGCTTCTGACCAATGTCAAGCATATCGGACTTTAGACCGTTCAATGACTTGATCGCTGAAACAGTCGTCTTCCAATTCTGTGAAAGCTCCCAAAGGGTGTCTCCTCGCTTTACTGTATAAACAGTGGACGCTGGAGGTCTAGGCGTTGTAGTATTCTTTGTACCAGCCGCGAGAATCTTCTGAGTATTGATTCTTCCTGCATCCCAGTGGCTATTTTCTGGAACCTGGCTGTGAGTGAAGTGTCCACTCTTTGACCAATTAGAAGTAGTTCTCTGTGGATTAGGACCATACATTTCTGATCCACCAGGATTACCTGCTGGCCAAACATCTGGAATTCCCCATGATCGCAGCCAATCCATAATCTTATCAAGATTCTTGCAGACAGTGTCCGTAAAAGGATTCTTTGCCTGAGCAACAACCTCAATCTGAATAACTACAGATCCACCCCTATTTGTCTGAACTCCGCCGGAACGATTCTCTAGACCTCGTCCTGCACGATTTGCAGGAATCATCTGGACAATCTCACCCGTAACTGGATTCCAACAAAGGTGTACGGAGTTTCTAGCACCGTTCAAGTAGTTGGCCATGCTTGCAGCACTTACGCTATAAGAAGCTTCTACTGTGTGCCAGACGACCTTCTTAGGTCCACCTTCCATTGCACCGCCATCAACTGATGCGGCCATTACTCTTGCACCGGGCATCCATGCATTAGGCATTATTTACCTCCTTTGCATGTGCTTCGGTGACTTCAATATCTTCATCGGCGTCATAACCAGGATCGAAGTCCTCGTCTGCGTCGAAAGGAACATATAGTTCATCACTCATATATTTTCACCTCCCTCGTAGTGTATTGCTTTTCTTCTGAAAAAGCAAAAAGGCTGAGCTTTCGCTCAGCCAATTCACTAATCTGCACAATGGCAGTATTCACATGCGTAACCCATGTAGTAATCTCCATGATGCATGTGAGAAATACTTCCTGGACAATATCCAGCATCCTGAGTTGTACAGGAACCGCACCTCGTGCAGGTCCACATAGTCATATCTTCATCTGACCATGCCTCATTTATTTGGTAGTCGTGATCCTTGCATGAAGGGCCACAATTCTTTGAATGATCATAGGTTTCGCATGAAACACACATTAGCCGATATCCACCACTTCACAGCCACCATCTGCGGAACAAGCTAGTTCCTGAGATCCAGATGTGTTGTCCTCGAATTCATAAGTAGGAAGCAAATCCCACTCGATCTTCTCAGGCATCTTCTCAAGCCATTCCTTGTACTCAGCCTCAGTAATGGACTGGTAAGGAGCCTGCTTGTAAGTGTGCTCAGAGAAAGGAAGGAATGAAATTCCTGAAACCTCATCGAAGTGCTTGTAAACCCAAGCACCAACTTCCATCCATTCGTGTTCCTTTACAGAGACAGTGATAGAAGGCTTATGCTCACACCAGGCTCGCTGGTAAGTTAGCCAAATATCAAGGTGCTGAATGGCGGTGAGATCATTTCTGGTCAGTGCGCCTTCGGCTGCTCGCTTAGGAAAGCTGAATACGACAGTGTCATTAGGCTTCATTACGTCAGGCTCATTTGGAACACCTGAATCCTTAAGGAACTGAGTAAGAGGGTCCTTAACGTCTCCTCGCACCGTTCGAATGTAGAATTCATCATGCTCTGCGTGCATTCCAGAAGGAACACCAACAAGCTGACTGACAGTTCCAGAAGGCTTGACACAGGTAATCGCAGTTGAACGAGGAATACCAATGGCATCTGCCATGATTGCATTTGCTTCAATAGCAACGTTCTTAAGCGTATCAAGGGCGTCTGAAAGCTTATCCAGACCTTCCTGGCCAGACATCAGCCTGTTTCCAAACTGACCAGTCAGAGAAACGCCCAATAGACGCTCTTCTTCTGTATTCTTCTTCCAAATCTTTCGAAGATACTTGAAATCAGTAAGAGTAGACTGCCACGTTCCAAGAATTGTAGCTGCTCGAACCTTTCTTGAAAGACTTTCCTCAGTATCTTCTGGTCGAACAACAACCTCAGTCAAGTTACAGAACTGATTAGGTCGAAGAATGATCTCTGAGCAAGGATTCGTACCAAAGTCATATCCAGTGTCTCGACGTCCATTCTTACCGGCCTGCTTGATTGCTGCCTGACGATTGAAGATTCCTCGCTCACCAGACTTCGAATCGTATAGATTCTTCCACTCTGCCATAAAGGCTGTCATATCTGGCTTGCATGTGTAAGCTACTGAGTTATTGGCAAGAGCGCGTTGTGAGTTGTTCTCCCACCAATTACCTGCCTTCGCTGTTGCCAGTCGAAGATCAGAAAGGTCGGAAAGAGAAATAAGAGCTGAACGCCTTACTCCACCTACAACAACTACTTCTGCAATCTTACAAACAAGGTCATGTGCTTCAAGAGAGGTGAGCTGTCTTCCCGCCGCGCGACGGAATACGTCAATCGTGAACTGGAAAAGCTGCTCAAGTGGACCGGGACCAGATGCCCTACCACCAAAAGTCTTTAGGCGTGCGCCTGCTGGACGTACCTTAGAGGTGTCCCAACGAGGAATCCTTCCACCCCAAAGAAGACTTAGAATCTCTCGATAGGCTCGTGCCCATCCTTCCTTGCTGTCGGCAACCTTGACAACTGTTTCAGTTGCTTCAAATTCCTCAGCAATCACTGGAAGCTTACGTACATACTTCTCTTCTACAGAGAAGCCTACTCCTGTGCCATTCATGAGGATGTAAAGAACCTCATCGAATGCACGGACATCGTCAATCGTAACATAACTACAGTTGTATGCTGCAACATTGTCTCTATCGAGCGCCGGGCCCGCTGTCATCATGGCACGCATAGAAGGCATTGCTGCCTGCTCAAGAATGAAATCCCGAACAAGATTGTAATCTTCTTCTTCGGGACCATATCCATGATTCATAATCAGACTGTTGCGAATGTAGTTGAGGTATCGATCGACGGTTTCCACATACGTCTCTCGCCTATTAAGATCATCTCGGTATCTTGCGTATCGAGACGTGTGGATAAAGTTTCGGTAAGGGTCCTTGAGGAAGCCCTTATCATCGACCAAAGTCATAAAAAGAAAACTCCTATTTCATCGCGTAGTTCATTCATAGTACCTGAAATCACTGTCTAAATCAAGTGTGCGAAAGCCTCTTCGGTAAGCTTCTCCCAGTTGTACTCAACGTGAAGTTTCGGTGCCTGAGCGTAGAATTGATCACTCAAATCAGAAAAATTATCTGCTGCATATCGGAACTTATCAACAAGATCGTCAAAGCTTGGTTCGAGCATCTTTCCTGGATGCATGCCGGGCCATGGTGAGTCCGCTAGCTTTGAATCAAGGCCCAGAGGTCCCAGATAGTCAGCGTAATGTGCCCATTTTTCTGTGCAGATCGTAGGCATTCCTGTGGCTATTGCCTGGAAAGGGATGAGACCGAATCCTTCTCCCCATGATGGATATACCATTACGTGATGCTGCTTAACGAAACCAACAAGACGATCTTGAGGTAGCTCAGTTGTTACAAGGGAGATGTTGGGCATATCGTCCACCGCACCAATAATGTGTTGACCCTGATAAATACGAGTAGTGTTGTATCCATGAGCCTTGATCGTTAGATGAACATCCTTACGTCCACCAAATGCTGCTCTGAAAGCATTGACAGTCATTTGTCCACCCTTTCGAGGAGCAGGCTCACCCATGTGAAGGAATTTGATCTTATCGTTGTGTACGATACGCTTATGAGGTGTCCACTCTGGATCAATTCCATGAGCATAGACCTTTACATTCTTGACACCAGCCGCTGTGTACCATCTACGAATAATTTCACTGGTTGTCCATACTTCATCCACAGCATTCATGTTCTCTAGCCAGCCCGGTGGCAATTGGGTTGACTCCCATGGTGTATATCCGATATGGTAGCCAAGTTGGTTAGACCACTCCCAGAAATTTGGCTGAGAGAAGAAGATTTCAATAGGACAATTCTTGTCCTGGAAGGGCACTCGATGCCCAAGTTTCTGTAGACTACGAACCATATTGAATCCGGCAACACCATAGCCAATGGTTGTGTTAAGGTTGCCCGGAACGGTTCCAAAAGAGATGTCCATAGGACTCCTTTTCAATGTTTGACACGGCTTCTTGTCCGTGATACTATTGTATCAGTTGGTTGAGCTATGGTTCAACTGACGTAATTTTGACTCACGCTGCACCGTGTGGTATGTTGTTGTTGTACAACATGCTGCTAGGCCCAGCGTGGCGATAGTTTAACTATCACGACCCAGGAGGGGCCTAGCCTCCTGGGTCTTTTTCTTTGCCCAGAGTTCTTCTTCCTTGAAATAATAGGACCCTAGCCACATGGACGACAAGAGGAAAGCGCGGGGGCCATCCGCTTCACTAAGGGCTGTGGTGAGAGTAACTTCTAGGCGTGTCACTGTCCGTTTAGTCGAATGGTTTTCTTGACCCGTTCTTCTTCCAAACTCTCACATAAGCCAGGAAATCAAAGAAGAAGCTAGTAAGGACTAGCACCAGAGGACAAGGCGCGTGTGACTGTGAGGCCCTTGTCGTGGCAGTGAAGTAGACTCAACAGCGAGTGATTTTAGGCATACGCCCTCACTCTAGGCACGCTGGGGGGGGATTAAATTATTTGAAAAGGATGAAAATGAAAAGAACAAGAAAGTTCTACAAGGATTCACATGGAAATTCATACAGAATTCTAGAATCCAATACTCATCTAATTAAATGTGCAGATTGTGAAGTAATGCTTGAAAAGGGCGAAAGAGTTCGTTACTATCAAAGCATGAAGAAGGTTACTCATGAATCTTGTGAGAATCCTCAAAGATACATCGAAAGACTATTCGGTCATTTTGGAATTTACGACGGAAAGGAAAGATGATGTTCGAAGAAACTAATTACTTCTTTTATCTCAGCTATGAGATCGATGGAGTGAAAAAGGAAACCAGAGAACTTTTCCCAAGAGATCAAGCTAATCTTGAAAAGAGAATTCTGGAAGAAGAAGGCGCAAAGAACGTCAGACTAGTTAAGTATCAGTCTGTCTTGTAACAGATTTGACACAGAACCGTTACCCATATAGCCTTGATAACCATCTGGGAGCAACGAAAGCTCCCTCTTGGAGGAATAAACTATGGATAACAATATCGCAGGTCGAATTGCCACCGCGATTCTATGCATCGGTGCTACTTCTGCTGTTGCTATTGGAGCAGCTACACAGGATGGTCCCGAGATGGAGATGGCAGCTCAGCCTTCTTTGTCACCAGAAACTAAACCGAATAAGAGTGAGTTTTTCGACCCTTCATTCGCGAAGAAGCCTAAGCCTGTAAAACCTACCTTGAAGTCTGTTGTCAAGAAGGTTCGTAAGCCTGTTTCCTTGAAGAAACAGCCGAAAGCAAATACTTCATCAAAGCGTCCAAAGGCACCAAAGCCTACTCAAAGGCCATATACGCCTAGGAAGACATATTCTGGTGTAAAGGAATGGGCAAGGCAGCAGGTTGGAGATCGTCAGTTCACCTGTCTTGACAAACTCTTCACTCGTGAGTCAGGATGGAACACATACGCCACGAACCCTAGTTCTGGTGCTTATGGAATCCCACAAGCTCTACCAGCAAGCAAGATGGCTTCGGCCGGTGCAGACTGGAAAACAAATCCTTTTACCCAAGTACGCTGGGGATTGAACTACATAGCTAATCGTTATGGCTCTCCTTGTGGTGCTTGGGCTCATTCACAATCAGTAGGATGGTACTAATGACTCATGAACGCTTTTGGGCTGAATCACAGCTTGAAGAGTTTTGTGGAACAAAGAAGTGTTGTGTAGATGAGTTTACTGGTCGCCGGGCAATTTTCGGTGGGTATAACTTCATCATTTTGAACAAGGTCGAAAATGGATATCGAGGTGTTTTCGACTTCGATACTGAGTTCTGGGTAACTCTTCCTGAGACTCGTGTAGAGCTTCAAGAGTGATATAATCATGACATGAAGTCAGATGAAGATCGTTGCAGGGAATACGGAGTTCCATACGATCCTCAGATCACTAGACAAGAAGTGTACGACAAATCTCGGTGGAAGTGTCACATCTGTGGCAAACGCGTATATCGCAGAAGAAAGTATCCACATCCGAAGTCTGCATCTCTTGATCATGTGATTCCTTTGTCATGGAGAAAGAAGTCTCCTGGACACGTTTGGGGAAATGTAGCTCTTGCTCATCTTGTGTGCAATCAGAGAAAAGGTGCACGATTTGCAGGAAGCAAACGACGGATTCCAAAAAAGTATTCTCTTTCAACAATCAATTTGTTTAGACTGACGATCTTCTCAGTCACTGCCCTTGCTTTTTATTGGCAGTGTCCGCCAGAGATATTGATTACTGGCTCTGCTTTGTGTATACTGAGCATAACAAGAAGACCTCGTCGTCGTAGAGCCTGATGGAGGCTATATTCCATCACTGCCCCATTGGTGTAGAGGTAACACGCTTCTTTCGTAATGAAGTATCGAGGGTTCAATTCCCTTGTGGGGCTCGTGAAACTACCAGAAGACAAAAGGTATAGAGGATTCGATATTCCTCCAGTCCTTCATCGATGGTGGGGAAATCATGCTGCAACATGGTGGCGCAAAGGCATCGACGCAGTTCTTGATTCCCCGCAGTATGAAAGCATTGCCGAAGAGGCATGGAGATACAGAGAGTTGGACTAATGAAAAAAGCCATCACGTTTATCCTAAGCTTAAGCTTTATTCTGGCCATGATTAATCTACCTTTTGATCATGGATGGTTTGGCTGGTCATGGGCAGCCGTTACCGGTATTGGCCTGGCAGCACATATTGCCGAAAGGCGAGAAGAGAAGAAGGCAAAGCGTGCGCTACACAATCTTTAGTGTTGACGATTCGCGTCAGCATTACATCAATAATATGCTCCCACAGCTTGAAGGCTGGGAGCATATTGGCGTTTCATCAGTAGATGGACGAATCAAAGAGCAGCTTGAACATGCTCAAAAAGATCATCCTTATCCTGTTAATTGGCCAGCACAGCTAGGTCATCTAGGAATTTGGCATTCTGTTTTGAATGCTTTGGAGCATGCCCCTATTGTAACGTTTGAAGATGATGCGATTTTGGGAAGTGATTTCCAGTCTAACTTCAATTTCAGAGTTCGCGAGCTTCCAGAAGATTGGGATTTCTTCTCTCTGTTTCTTCCAAGAGACAGCACTCATCTATTTGATGATCGAGTGCATGGACGAGGGCATTCAATCTGTAGAACCTATCAAAGATATGGTGGAGTAAGTATGTATTACTCCGAAAAGGGTGCAAAGAAGATCAAGGCTCTTCTAGAAAGAGACGGACTTACCGGCCAATACGACGACACGCTTTATGCGTATTCAAAGGCCGGTGAGCTAAATGGATATTGCTCAAAGCCGTCATGGTCAGATCTTGTTTACATCTCTGGTCTTGAAAAGAGCATCGTACAAGAAACGGACTATGCATGAGAACTTTAATTATCGTCCCCACGCGCGGGCGACCAGATAAGGCAGAACGCCTTTATCATGCCATTCAGACGACAGCAGATGTAAATGTGATCTTCTGTGTGGACAACGACGATTCAAAGCTGGTTGAGTATCAGGCTACGAATCTCCCCTTGCTTGTTGGTCCTCGAAAGAGGCTCGTCGGAACTCTTAATGAAGTTTCCAAGCAGTTTGCAGCGGATTACGACATCATTGGATTTCTCGGTGATGATACGCTTCCTCAGACTTACCGTTGGGATGTGGAAATACAAAACAACTTCAAACGGAATATGGTGGCCTATGCTAACGATGGACATCAGAGGGCAGGGCTCCCAACGGGCGTATTCATGGACTCTCGCATTGTAGAAATACTTGGGTACATGGTTCCACCAACGTTTATTCATCTATTTGCAGACAACTACTGGAAGACTCTGGGCGAGGCTCTGGGAACGCTTACGTACCTGGATCACGTCAATATTGAGCATCTTCATCCTTACGCTGGCAAAGCTGTGAGTGATAAAACGTACGAAGAAGCAAATTGTGGCCCGGTGTGGGATAACGACGAACGTGCTTTCAATAACTATGTCAGGGATTCTCTCCAGGCAGATGTGGACAAGCTAAATGCCTAACATCTACACTGGAGGAACATTTGATCTGTTTCACGAAGGGCATGTTGAGCTTCTTAGATCATGTAAGCGTTTGGCAGGCGATGGACTGGTGATCGTTGCTTTGAACACCGATGAATTCATTGAACGTTTCAAAGCATCCGGCCCGGTACAGACATATCGCGAACGTAAAACTGTCCTTGAATCATGTAAGTATGTAGACCTTGTCGTTCCAAACATTGGAGAGGAAGACTCAAGAAAGACTATTGAATCTGTTTCCTCTCAAGATGGAATGGGACCCATTGATGTCATTGCTATTGGTTCAGACTGGGCTGGTAGAGATTACTATGGCCAAATGGGATTCACTAAGGAATGGCTTGACGAACGTGATCTTATCCTGATATACATAGATCGACGCACAGGAATGTCAACAACGAAGATCAAGGAAAAGCTTCGTAATGAGTGACATGTGGCCTATTTTCCATAGCTATACAAGAGCAGTGAAAGATGGTACGGTTGACCCGTTGAAGTGCCCCGACTGTGATTACATTCTTGCAGTCAGGGAGAAAGACGAAGAACCTGTGCTATGGTGTTCTACGGAGGACCGGTACATTCGTCCTGGTCTTGATCTTAGAGATAGAATTAAGGATTTGATAAATGTCACGAAGCGAGCTTAATCCGTTCGTTAACCGACTGCTTGCCATGGCTGTTGAAGCAAAGTATTACCACTGGAACATTCAGGGTCCATCTTTCTTCTTCATGCACGAGAAGCTTGATGAGCTTCACTCAGATCTGAATTCATACGCAGATCTTCTGGCCGAGAGAATTCGAGCGGCCAATTCAATTAACTTCGTTGAAGTCGATGTGGCAGTTCAGATTCGTTCGATGCGATTCAATCAGTCCGATGTTGTTCATAATGTGATGATCGATCTGAATGACTTGACCATGGATCTCAAAACTGCTATTGTGGATGAAAGTGATCCCGCTACTCAAGATGTACTTGTTGAAATTCAACGAGGCATCGACAAGTGGCTATGGATGTTTACATCCTCACGGTAAAACTGAATAACAACTTAATAGGCCGGGCTGTAACAAGCCCGGCCACTTTTGTGTAATAAATCAACTAAGGAGAATGATGAAAACCCCCAATGTCAAGAGACTTCTTGACTGGCGAGGAGCTGCATCATTCGGAGTCGTACTAGTAGTCGCCCTTGCACTCTCATGGTGGAGTCTGTATTCTCTTGCAGTAACGTTCTATGACGTTCCACAGATTCTTGCTATTGGTGTAAGCGCAGCTTTTGACGGTGCGGCTCTTTTTGTAGCTGACCTCGCTTCAAAATACGCAAGGACTGAGGATTCAGGACTTGCTACAAAGCTTGCTACATATTTGTTCGTAGGAGCCTCCGTTTATCTGAACGTTGAGCACGCAATTCTATTGAACTACGGAATTCCAGGAATGGTGCTATTCGGTGCACCGCCTGTCATTGCAGGAATTCTCTTCGAACTGTATCTTCGATTCATTCACCGAACTGAAATGCGCGCCAATGGACTCGTTCCAAAGCGTATGCCGGTATTCGGAAAATTGAGCTGGATGATGTTTCCAGGGAAGACACTCAAGGGATTCAGAAGTGTCATCTTCTTCCGTCTCAATGAAACTGTCACCAAGGCGACGGGACAAGGTTTGTCACCTAAGAAAAGTGTCACTAAGTCTGTCACCAAATCTGTCCCCACTGAGGACATTCAGGGGACAAAACCAAGTGACACAGTAGTGACAAAAAAGGTGACAAGTGTCCCCGATGACAAGAAGGTGACAGTAAAAAGTGACAAAGTGACAAGTGACATTAGTAGTGACATGTCGGTGTCACTGCTGGTCAAGAAGCTATGGGCTCAAGGTGTCACTGATCGTGTCACGATTAGAAAGACAATTGAGGACATCAAGGGGACAAGTGTTCCAGCCAATACGATCAACAAAGCTGTGTCACGTCTTGACACTGTCCCCGGAAAGTGACATAGTAGTGACATGAGTGACAACGAGTCCCGCAGGGACAAAATCGATGACTTAATCGAAGAGTGGCATGACATGTATCCAGATGACGATGCAGTTGTGTCACTCCACGATTTCCTCGGACTTACTTGGAAGGAATATGCACTCTTTACCGAGTGGGACGTTCTGCCGGACGAGTCCATTTCTTACGAGAAATTCGAAGAGATGCGAGACAGTCGACTCAAGGCATACCGTGAGCTTTCGAAGTATCGTGATGCTGTTGAGGAGATAGTTTCTTACGTAGAGCCGACAGCAGAACTTATTCGAGAAATTCTAGATGATCATGGAGTGAATTATGAATCCTGAGCAGCGAACGCTTAATGCTCTTTACGAGCAGCGTCGAAACGCACAGCGAGGTCTAGAAAGGGCAAAAAAGTCCGGTGACCAGATTGGTGCAAAGAGAAACCAAAAGCTTATCGAAAAGCTAGACGGAGAGATCAGGAATCTTCTGTGAACAGAGAAAAGGCAGAAGAAGTTCTCAACTACTTTCTGATGTCTGGCGTAGACAACAACAGGCTTGATGGATATGAAGATGACTATGAAGTCACCTTTGTAAATGATCATTTCGCTGTAAGACACGTAGATACAGAATCAATTCATACATTCAAGGTAGTATTCGAGCCATCAGATCTACCGATTAGTGAATGGAATCAAGCTTTTGAAGATCAAGGATGGCTAAACACAGAAAGATACGATGACGAAGATTAATGTATTGGATAAGGGCTATGTGGCTCTTATCGATTCAATGGGTGACGACCTATCGTCAGTAAATGCGGCAAGAGCCTCATATGACAAGTCAAGTGATGAATTTTCCGGGCGAGACCAGAAACTTCTGAACTTCCTTGTTCGTGAAAAGCATATGTCTGTATTCCGTCATGCAACCTTGACTTTTGAGGTATATGCACCTCTGATGGTTGCTCGACAGTGGTTCAAGTATGCTGTAGCATCAGCGCATCTTGAAGATCAGCAGGGCTGGAATGAAAGTTCAAGGCGATATATTACCGAAGAACCTGCATTCTATCTTCCAAAGGCTGGAGAATGGCGTTCAAAGCCCGAAAATTCAAAGCAGGGTAGTGGTGAACCTCTAGCAGAAATGGACCCGGTGGAATGGGGTGCCTGGAGATACAATGGATATGACCTAGACATTCACAATGAAGATGCTGAATCATTCGGAAACTTCTGGACAGATGAACTAGAAGAGCATATCCGTAAGAGTGAAGATCTATACGAATCAGCAATGGCAAACGGAATTTGCGCGGAACAAGCGAGACTATTCCTTCCAGCTTATGGTATGTATGTACGATGGCGCTGGACAACCAGTCTTGCAACCGTATTGCACTTCCTAGGAGAAAGGCTAGAGCATGACGCTCAGAAGGAAATTCAGGACTATGCCAAGGCAGTTCTTGAACTTACAGAAACGAAATTTCCTCGGACTTGTGAAGCTGTTGGTTTGGCATGATTGATCCAAATGAAGACATGCCAACTAAAATAAATAGTGATATCGAAGATGAATTTCCAAACAATTACCAAATTGACGCTGACGTAGCAAATATAGTCATGCTGGGTCGCATTTACGATTTGATGCTCGTTATTGCTCAAAAGGTCAATCCAGAAGATGCTGAGCAAATGCTGAGGCTGCATTCTGGGGGCAAATTGTATGGACCTCCACCATTTTGGGGAGATTATACTACTGATGAGTAGTATTTTGAGATCCAAAATGCAAGTAATTTTTTGTGGTGTATGATCCATGCTTCGCATCCCTTTGTAACAATCCGATTAGTGCGCCCATAAGGCTTGACACTGACTTGCGGATAGGTTCCACGCCGATAAGGCAGGCTTTGGAAAAGGATTGTTTTTGCCCCCGGGAAGCCCTGTGCGCCCGTCTAAGGGCATAGAAGTGCCCCCTAGGTCTCTTTCCTAGGGGGCAACGTTCTAGGGGCTCTCAGACCCCCTGAGGGACCGTCCAGCGGGCACGGCCACGGGTGGCCTGAGGGGCAGTGCTCATGCCGGGGTCAAGAGAAAGCTTTCCGTCCCACATCGAACGGTTGTCATAGTGAGGAACAAGCACATCGGTAAGCGTGTCATCCCCCATGTCAGCGTTGCACTGACGGCACAGGGGCAACAGGTTGCAGGGGCAGTAGCCACCCCCACACGCGTCCGCCACAACGTGGCCCATGTTGAACGTGTCCATTGCGCTAGGCGCACCCCCCACAACCGAGCGCTCCCCACACGCCACACACACAACCCACGTGGCCCCGTCACTGTGGCCCGTGAGGGCCGCAAGGGCAAGCACCGTGGCCCGGATGCGACGCTGAACGGCCGACCCCGTGGCACGCTTGTTGGCGTAGTGCTTGTGAGTGGTGGTGGCGTTCATGATCTTCGTCCTCCGAGTCAGTAACTAGCTTGTGTATTCACTATATGCCCGGGGTGGGGAGTGCGTAACCCCCCAACCCCAAGATTTTTTAGCTTTTTTCCTAGGCCCAGATGTAGATCGTTTCCCGCTCCGTGAGGCCGTCCACCACCCGGACCATTTCCCAGACCTCACACCCGGTGGACATGATCCACTCGTTCTCAATGTCCCATCCCCCGTAGGTCTCGAACACCATAACCACGATGTCGTGACGGTCCGCGTAGCGAGTGGTCTTTCCGTTGATCACCGTTGCCGCCATGTCCCGCTCCCTTGTCTCGATGTTGTACCCACATCATACCCCGGGAATCAGGGCCCAAACGCCAGATAGGCAAGATTCTCAGACCGTTACCTAGCCGTTATCTTTGCGCCCGGCGCAGACATTCAAGACAAAACGGACATTTCTACCCTATGCCCCATGTGGGTACATAGTTCACATACGTCCTAGATGGGACATACAGTACATGTGATAGAAAACGGACATATAGGTGCATGTCCTGACATACCAACCTATATACGTACATATCCATACATATAGGTGTATATGCGCATAAATCATGTTAAATCGGGCAAATCGGACATTCTGGTCCAAACTGGTACAAAGACCCCTTTAAGAACGAACCTCACAAACCGCCCAAATCCCCTGCGCGTGTACGATCGGACCTGAAAATTTCCGGACGTTTTGGGACAAAAGGGACACATGCGCAGTTACGATGGGGCTTGCATCTCCCCAGACGTTGCAGTAGACTGAACTTACACCGAGAGGGAAGGAAGTACAAAAATGTTCGAGGTTTCTGACCTGATGTCCTTCTACATCGAGCAGGGTTTCGTGGAGGACAACTCCTTCACGCCCGACTCGGAGCGTGTCGTCGTGTTCGAGGACGACGCTTACCCCCACGCTGGTCAGTCTTTCTGATCTAGCAAGGTGATCGGTTGCCCGAATGCCTGGAGAAAAAGTTCAGGATAAGGGGCAATATCATTTGAAAACATCTAAATAATAGCCAAATAGTGTTCAAAAATAGATAAACATGAGTGTTGGGCCTAGCACAAAAGATAGAGCATAATCCAACTTTTCGTAAGGTTTTGCAGGCGAATAAGGCGACCTGACCTGCGGAAAGATCATAAAACATAAAAATATGGAGATAAAACGCACCCCCGTCCTGGGAGCCAATTAGGCCCTGAGGCGGGGGTGTAATATTGCGCCCGGCGCACAAGATGCACGGTACACCTATTCTTGTCACTCTCTAGATCATCCTGTAGTCTATGACTACCAACTCAGGGAGTGAAAATGCCGAAGTACGTGCGAGTCTGTGGCTTCATGAAGGACAGCAAGAACGTTATCTTCTCCATCTCCAACTCGAAGTCGGACATTCAGTACAACCTTCGCAAGGCTGCTCGTAGCAACGACAAGGAGACGTATGTAAACATGCTGCGTCTCAAGAAGTTCGTAAACAAGGCGAGCAGCGAATTCTACGTCAACGGTTCGACGGCTCTCTCGATGACCACGGAAGACTGGAAGAACGGTCCGAAGTACGTCATCCGTGAGAACGGACGGTTCAAGGCTGTCGTCTCTCGCTAGTGGTGCAGCGCCCTTCGGGGCGCGTGCGCCCGGCGCACAAAGTGCTTACTACAACTAACAGACTAAAATATCACTCAACAGGGGTTGCGACTAAGAATCTGTTCGTGTAGACTCAGACTAAGAAATCGACGGAAGGACTAAGAAAATGGCCGACACCTTCGTCAACGTGTACCTTGTCGACCGTGCGTACGGTGGCCCGGAAGAGGGCGGATGGTACTACAACTACGGAGAGATCCAGGTTTCCTACGGCTTCAAGGGTCAGTCCCGTCGTTCGCGCAAGAAGGCTGAGAAGCTGCGTGAGAAGCTGGAAAACGGAGAGTTTTCCAACGAGGGTCGTAAGCCCATCTGGTCGGTGAACTCGCGTGGTGAGTACCGAGTGCACATCGAGGACAAGATGGGTTCGGACTGGTCCGACTACTCCCCCTGGTGTTAGAGGGGGCGCCTTCGGGCGCGCCCGGCGCACAAGATGTAGATTACATTCTTCCTTGCTCATATCAGCATGATGCATTAGACTGAAACAACCAACAGAGAGGAAGTCACATGTTCGGCATTGAGATGATCACCTCCAGCATCCACACCGGAATCAAGGTGAGCCATGGTCCCCGTCACGGTGAGGACGGAACGGGAATCCACTTCTATGTGGACTTCCCCAACGGACATCGTCTTTCCATCGTTCGTGCCTACGGCACCTACGGGATCGAGGCGGCTGTCAAGAGTGGTGACAACATCAACCACGAGGTGATGTTCCGTGGTGAAGAGGGTCCGTGGGGATGGCTGGAAGAAGTTGACATCCACCCGCTGATCATGATGGTCAACTCGCTGTAATTGAAAGGGCCCTTCGGGGCCCTTTTTGCGCCCAGCGCAGAGGATGTATTGTGCATCTATTATTGTGCGATCCTCCCCTCTTGTGTAGACTGGTCTTACCAACAAGGAGAGGAAACACCATGGCTCGCGTTTCTCGGGAAGAGCTTTTCGCCGGACTCAAGAACTACGCCGACGCGTGGGAGTCTCTGGGCGTGTCCATGGCCACTCTCAAGATGCAGCGTGGCTCTTCCACGCAGGGTGTTGCCTACCGCATCAGCTACAACAACGGCAGCAACGCTCCGGGAACTCGGGATGGATACCTGGGCTTCACCGCGAGTGAGGCTCTGTTCACCCTTCGCACGATCTCTCGTACGATCGAAGACCTGAACCACATTCGCAAGGTTGAGGCTGAGAGGAGCTAGCGTGCGGGCCCTTCGGGGCCTTGCGCCCGGCGCACTAGATTCACACTACACGTATTCTTGTCAGTGTCGGGCCTCACGTGTAGACTTAGAACACAAGGAAGGGGGAACAACCCCCAACCTAAGACACTGGGAGTTTTCATGACGGTCACCCTTGCCAAGGCTTCCGACAAGAACATCGTCTCCTCCGTCGCGCTCGTCGAGGGCATCAAGATCACCGGCTCCAAGTCCGTCTTCTCCATCCGTCTGGAGACCTGGCACACCACCCCCGGCAGCAAGTCCACGGAGGTCCGTGTCGTCGTCCGTGACCAGAACGGCAAGTTCCACGGTGCGACCAACTTCCGTCAGAACATCATGCTCGACATCAGCAACCTGATGAACGGCAACCACAGCAACAAGCGCGCCGCCAAGAAGTAATCTTCCCACAAAGGGCCCTTCGGGGCCCTTTCGTGCGCCTGGCGCACAAAGTGCAGGATACATCTAGTCTTGCATCCTCTACAACACTCCTGTAGAGTTAGACCATCGAGAGAGAGGAACAATAATGAACCACCGTGAAATGGTCGAGGCCATCGCGAAGACGCTCAACGAGTCCAAGATTCTCGGCATGTTTGCCGAGGGTACGGCTCACGAGCTGATCACTACGCAGTTCGCCAACATCTTCACCGAGCAGAACCCTCGTTTCGACAGGAAGCGATTCCTGGTCGAATCGGGAATCAAGCTGGTGGACCACTCGAACGATGAGCCCATCCGTAAGGTCTGTGAGAATAGCATCATGGATCTGTTCTAGAGCCTTGGCCCTTCGGGGCCTTGCGCCCGGCGCACTAGATGTAGTGTGCATCGATAACTTGCAACTGTCTCATCCAACCTGTAGACTTAGGATATCGAAAGGGAGGGAAACCTCCCCAAGAGAGGAGATCAACATGAACGTGAACATCCCCAAGGGTTACAAGGTCATCTCCGAGGACGAGTTCGACGCTCTCCAGGCTGAGGCGCTGGCCAAGCAGGTCGTTCGGTTCTCCACCGCTGGTGTGATCCGGCGCGGAATCGTCGTGGACGACTGGACGACGGACGAGCCGGAGATCCTGGTTGACTGCGAGTAAGTCAACCCTGTAGACTGAACATGCACAAGGGGACAGGCCACTGGGGTCTCGCTCTACGAGATTTTTCCCTTCCTGCCAAAGTCTCTGATAACTGAATACATCTGTACACATCTACGTGAGGACACAGCATGATCTCTGGCATGGTTCCCGTTCGCTACTCCCTCGCCCTTCGCACGGCCGCGTGCATCCTCGGTGTCGACATCGAGTTCGGCAAGACTGACTCGCGGAACAAGTTCCAGCGGATCGACGTTCTGTCGGACGAGTTCGGCGCTCGTGACATCCTTCGGCGGTACAAGGTGATCGTGGGCGGTGTGATCGTCGGTAAGGAGTACCAGGAGGCTGACGCTCAGATGCTCCGGCGTCCGAAGCTCGAAAGCTCCAAGGCCACCGACTGATCACATCAGGCACAAGCCCCTCTTCGGAGGGGCTTTCGTGCGCCCGGCGCACAAGATGTCACATACATCTATCCTTGAAATATCTATCCCATCTGGTGTAGACTCAGAGAAACAAGGAGGACCCATGCGCATTTCCGTTTCGTACCTGATGGAGAACGCTACCTTCAACGATCAGTTTCGTGACACGATTGAAGGAATGTGGGAAAAGAAATTCGAAGAGCTTTCTGACGAATTCATCGAATCCGTAGAAGAGAATGGTGTGAAGGGGGCCATTGTTTATTCTCCTGATGAAAACACTGTTTACAACGGTCACCACCGCATTCTGGTAGCATGGCTTCTGGGAATCGAATACTTGGAATTCGTGGAAAACTTCAATGACAGCCCTGAGGAATACTTGGTGAATCAGGGTTGGCCGGAAAGCCGAAAGAGGCAAATGTATGGGTAAAAAGAAGAAAGGTAATCGAAACAAGAAGAGACCTATTGTTTGGTCTGCTGAGCAGATGGAACACATTATGGGTCTTCGAAGGTCTAATGCTTCTGCTAAGCATCGAAGCAAAAAGGCTTATAGGCGACGAAACAAGTACAGAGGTGAAGATGGTTAGATTCCAATGGTTTCTGATCAAATCTCTTTCGGGTATCGTCGTCTTTCTTTTTTTCCTTCTCTGGCTGGAGTGAAATGACTTCTGAAACTTTCTGGGACATCGTTTGCGGCATCCTCCTTCTTGCCGTCCTCGTTCTCTCTTACATTTCTATGCTGAGGCGGTGAGCACCTTCGGGTGCGCCCGGCGCAAAAGATTCAACGTACATCTATTCTTGTACATGTCTCCCCAACCCTGTAGACTGAACCCATGAAGAAGCTGAGTGTTGCGAAGATCGTTGCCATGGCTGACTTTGCCGACCGCGAGGACGGTGAATCGACTATGGATCTCTTCACTCGGCTTTTCGAGGAAATGAGCGACGAGTTCATCATTTCCTGTGAGCGTGATGGTATTCGGGAGCCGATCAATTTCCAGAATGGCTGTGTCTACAACGGACAGCACCGTGTCGTCATGGCTTGGATTCTGGGACACAAAACGATCAATGCCGTCCCCCTTGCCACCATTGTTCGAAACAAGGAACTGCCCTACAGTCGTTCGGAGGAACGTAATGCAGCTTAAGCGCACTGCCGATCGCAAGACTGCAAATCTGGCTAACGTCAAGGGGAATGCTCCCCTGATCAAAAACGCTTTCTCCCTTCCGAGTGGAAAGGCGTTTTCCTGCCCTGGTGCCACTTCGGTCTGTGAGACCGTCTGCTATGCCGGTAAGCTGGAAAGGCAGTATCCCGGAGTTCGTAACCTTGTGTTGCACAACTGGGAATTGCTGCGTAATGCCACTCTCGCAGAGATGATCGAACTTCTTTCCAACATGATCGGAGACTTTGTCTCTGACTGCGAAAAGAAGAACGCTCCGAAGGTGTTCCGTTGGCACGCTGACGGTGACATTTTCTCTGCGACTTACGCCGAGGCAATCGAACTGACCTGTCAGGATTTTCCTGATGTGCAATTCTGGATTTACACTCGATCTTTCGAATACGTGGGATTCATCTACGGAATTCCCAATCTCTCAGTCTATTTGAGTGTAGACGATGAGAACAAGGAAGCTGCAATCGAGACGGCTAAGGAATATCCGTCTGTTCGCATGGCTTACCTTTCGGATTCGTTCGATAAGGGAAAGGAGTTCATGCTTGCTGAGACTGGCAAGCCTGGCGCTATCTGCCCTGAGAATGCCAAGCGCATTCCGCTGATCACTGAGAATGGGGGTGCCTGCCTTTCCTGCGGCCTTTGTGTTTTCGGTAAGGCTGACATCCGATTCTCTTCAAAGGTTTCTAAGCGTAGGAGGTCCTAACGCAGCGCCCTTCGGGGCGCGTGCGCCCGGCGCACAAGATGTAGGCTACACGTATTTTCGACATTCCCCTCTGAGACGCGTAGACTTAGAACATGAACGGGGGAGGAAAAGCCCCCGATCACCACCTTGACTCTGCCTACTGGCTAGAGTAGACTGAACTCACACCCAAACGAAAGGCTTCAAAATGACCACTCGCCGTGAGTACGCCGCTTCCCTCGGTCTGGCCAAGGCGGACGGTCGGGGTCGTCTCTCCGCTGCCGCTCTGGAGAAGATCGCCGAGATGGAGTCCATGGGCATGGTGTTCACGGATTCGGCTGCCGCAAAGGAGCGTTCCGTCAAGGCCAAGACTGTCACGGTCAAGGCCGGTGCGTTCGACGCCCGTACGGTTCGTAACTGGGCCAAGTCGGTCGGCATGCCGGTGAACGAGCGTGGCCGTCTCTCGGGTGAGATTCTGGAGGCGTACCGTAAGGCGAACCCGGAGGTCAAGCCCTCCGAGACGCGCGAGCACATCCGTGTCATCGGTAAGGACATCCGTCCGACCGCCCCCCGGACGCGTTCGAAGCGTACGGAGTACATCGCTTACTTCGGTGACAAGCGGATCATGCTCGGTGAGAACGAGGCGTGCAAGTGCGGTTACTCGCTGTCGCACTGCTCTTGCGGCTCCCCTCACGTTCTCGGCATGGACGTGACGGTTCGGACGCGCGGCTGATCTATGAACCCGATCAGCATTGTCATCCTTCCTGGCACGGATGAGAACCATGATCAGGCACTTCCCATGGCTGAGGCCACTGGGGAATTCCTATCCAAGATTCTGGGCATGCATGTGATCGTTGATGACGGTTACAGCGGCTCCACGGATTACAAGCCCGAAGCGTAGATGGATTGGGGGCCGAAAGGCCCCCTTTTCATTGGAGGATCATGTCTGACGTCTTCCGTAGTTTCAACGTACACCCGCCTGGAATGTATGAGGGAACTCGTACAACCTCTACACGACGTTCTCCCCTGGAAAAGGATGCTGCAAAGATTCTCAGCATTCTTGACCAGCGTTCATTCAATGCTGACGCTGCCGCATATCTCATGCTTTCTGAGAATGTGGTGTATGCAAAGCCGATGTTCGATCTTGCGATTGCGATTCTCAATGCTCTCGCAGACAAGAATGCAGCGTGTTCTACTAGGAATGACGAGGAATACAATCTCAGTGCAGCAAGTCGATTCACAATAGATCAAATCATCATGATGATGGGAAGGGCCCCGTAAGGGGCTTTTTTCATGTTCCGGGCAAATCGGACATTTAGGACGTGCGCCCGGCGCACAAAGTGCACACTGCATCTATTCTTGTCACTGTCTCATGTGGCCTGTAGACTTAGAACATCGAAAGAGAGAAATTCTCTCTAAGACTGGAGTCATCATGTCGAAGATCACGGTCCAGAGCATCGTCACCTCCCTCGCGGACCACTGCGTGGAGATCAGCCTGTCGCTCGCTTTCGCCCTGGGCAGGGACATCATGTACCAGATCGAGGAAGCGTTGGCCGAGTCCTACAACACGGGATTCGATGACGGAAAGAAGATCGTTGACTACGCCGCTCAGGAGAACTCCTACAACCGGGGCTTCCTGGAGGGTAAGGACAAGGGCATCCGTCAGGCGAACGCCGAAAACAAGTACGAGATCCTTCGGCTCCGAACCATCGAGCAGAAGATGATCGAGTTCATCGAGCCGATGGCCCTGGACATCGTCCGTCGCGTCGGAGCGAAGAGGAAGATCCAGTGCATCCGGGAGGTGCGTGACCTGTCCGGTCTGGGTCTGCGCGACAGCAAGAATCTGGTGGAGAAGGTGTCCAAGATCATCGACGAGGAGGACGCATACATCGAGAAGATGTCGCGTGAGGGATTCACGGAGACCGAGTAACACAGTGCGCCCCTTCGGGGGCGCATGCGCCCGGCGCACAAGATGCTCAGTACACGTAGTCTTGTACTTGTCTCTTGCTTCCTGTAGAGTGGAGCTATCGAAAGGGGAAAACTTCCCCTAGAAAAGGAGTCGGTCATGCTGAACGAGTTCTCCATCGAGCGCATCCTCCGCATCTTCAACGCCAACAACGTCAAGATGACCCTCAGCAACGCCTTCCGTGTCGCGACGATCATCTTCGAGGCACACTCGGCCCGTGTCTGTGAGGTCGAGGCTCGTTCCTTCGACGCCGGTAAGCTGGCCGGATACGACAAGGGTTACGCGGCCGGAAAGATCGACAGCGAAGAGTACAGCCGTGGCTACAACGACGGCAAGGCGACTCGTTCCGAGGAGGACGGTTACACCATCGAGCGTCTGGAGGAGATCGAGCGGAAGATGATGACCATTGCGGCTATCGCCGCCGTCAAGATCGCCAAGGACCACCCGCAGCACAAGATCACGGCAATCAAGCTTCTCCGCACGAAGTCCGGTCTGTCCCTTTCGCAGGCGAAGACCCTGATGGACCAGGCTTACCGAGACATCCAGAACTAGCAAGTTGGGCCCTTCGGGGCCCAATGCGCCCGGCGCACAAAGTGCACCCTACACCTATCTGTTGAGAACTCTGACAGACTCGTGTAGACTTAGGTTATCGAAGGGCAGGGAAACCGGCTCTCGTACCTTGCTAATTCCACAGTGTAAATCAGCACCCAAACACAAGAGGAGTATGTCATGCACGGTCTTGAGATCGGTACCCGTGGCCAGGTCGCGTTCGCTTCCCGTAAGGAGCCCGCGTGGCACAACCTCGGTACCGTCTTTGACGGCAACCTGACCACCGCTGAGATGCTGGAACTGTCCTACCTTTCGGGGTGGAACGTCCACCTCCAGGAGATCAAGCGTGGTGGTCGCACGACGAAGCCGAAGTTCGATGTGCTTCGTACCAACCCCTTCGATGGGGAACTCGATGCCCTCGGCATCGTGGCTGAGCGCTACAAGGTCGTTCAGAACGAGGAGCTTTTCTCGTTCGGTGACGGTGTGCTGGCCGGTGGTGGAACCTGGGAGACCGCTGGTTCTATCAGGGATGGAGCTGTCGTGTTCGGTTCCCTCTCCATCGGTGAGGACATCATCATCGGTGACGAGGATGTGACGAAGCTTTATCTTCTTGTCAACACCTCTCACGACGGCTCTACCGCTGTCATGGCGTCCACCACTCCGGTCCGTGTCGTGTGTCAGAACACGCTGAACTTCGCACTCCGTAACGGTGTGAAGCAGCAGTTCAAGATGCGCCACACTCAGACCATCGAGGGTCGCATGGCGGCTGCGCGTGAGGCGCTGAACCTCTCCTTCGCCTACTCGAAGGTCTGGGAAAAGGAGATGAACGACCTTTACCAGACGGTGTGCACGAAGGACACCTTCGACAAGATGATCTCGATGATCGAGGGTGAGCGTCCCGAAAAGGACGTGAAGGGTTCGTTCAAGAAGTGGGACGACAAGCGGGATCTCCTGATGGGGATCTTCACGGACACGGGTGACGGTCCGAAGACCACTCTGTCCACCACGGGCACGATGTACGGTGCTCTCAACGCGTTCACGGAGCGCATTGACTGGTACCGGATGCCGCGTAGCGGTAACGTCGACAACCTGTTCGAAGCCGCGTCCGGCTTCAACGACGTGATCAACAAGGAGAAGAACCGCATTCTCCAGATCGTCAAGGGCTTCGCCCTCGCTGCCTAAGGAGCATCGTGGAAATTTGGAAGACTATCAGCGAAGTCAGTGAAATTTTCGGATTGGTGGGAGTGATCCTGATCATTCTTACTCTGTTCGATCTCAGCGAGTAAGAAAAGGGCCCTTCGGGGCCCTTTTTGCGCCCGGCGCGCGACAAATCGGACATGTCGTATATAGTCACTCATACCAGGACAGAAAACCCCCTTTACGAAAGCTTCCTAAAATTTCCGGACATCTTTTGAATGTCTGAATTTGGCCCCTTTACGAAAGGGTTTGAAAACTGCGGGGAATATTTAATCTCACAATCATCCTTGTCAATCTATCTTCAAAGCCCTGTACGCCCTTTTAAGAATGTCATTGCATAATTCCACCACATCATATAGTTCAAAGCTCTGAGGGGCCATTCTGTGGCTTCTAGGGGTGATTCTGCCTACTGAGTTAGGTGTGTGCATGATAGAGGGAGATTGTTGTTAGGTTCTTCTCCTATATATAGACAACAAAGAAGCCTCCCTGATTATTCAAGGAGGCTTTACGATGTGCTATTTTGCCCGGCAGAAGAAGTATCCATAATCCCCTATATATAGAGTAAGACATCTCCCTATATATACTAGAAGACACTCTTGATTCGAATTCAAGGACAGAGTTCTGTGTTGTAGGGCTTATACAAACATGGGTTGAAACCTTATCTGACCTGCGGTTTTATAATTTGGCTCTTTACGAAAGGATGCTAGATTTTGCAGGATTCTGGGCAGTTTGGGGCTGAATTGAGGATATGACTGTTGAATCTGGGAGTGTGGGCTGAGATTCTGGGCTTGAATTGTGGGCTCTAAACCATCCTTGAACTATCAGACTGTATGGTCTCTACAGATTCTTGGCAGTTTTTGTAGATTTCGGGGCAAAATCGGGCTGTTTTGGCTCGTTTTGGCTATTTTTTGTAGGAAATGCACAGTTTTTGCGCGCTTTTATTGTCTGATTATTACACACTCAGCACTTTGTATCAACCTATGTTTGTACTAATACAATCATTTCCGAAACTTTTAACACGATTCTTCGTATTCACCCATGCTTTTCTCTTCTGTCTACCTTCAAGGCTATGATTGATTGTCTCTTTTCTCTTCTTCTTTTGGTCCAGAGAGGTATGTATAGTAGATGCTATAGGGATTATATATATAGATGATGAGGGGACTTTTCTCACCGGGCCGAATGTGCGCAGTCTGACTAAGCTTCCAGACTAAGCATTCGGACTAAAAATCCATTTGAAACTAAAAACTCGACCAAAAGTAAAGAGGTAGGCCATTTCTGACCTACCTCCTATAGGTAAAGAGAGACTACATCTTCTTTGTCTTCATGAACGTGATCAAATGTTCGGACTCTCTCTGCTGTCACCGGGTCAAATCTTACTGCCCATGCTACCCAGTCTGTGTTTTCTAATACACAGCACATCTGGCATCCCTTTTGATTCTTTACTGAGATGCTTGCATGGATATGATCTGCTAGGTGATACTTACTTTGTTTACGGTACTTCTTTTCTTGCCGGGCCAAAATGTGCCAGGCTAGTTTCTCAAGGAGAGTCAACAGTGATCCCCTCTGTGCCGGGCTCTTCGAATTCATATCGATTGCTGGCATTGCTGTCGTTCAAGGAATCCACAATGAACTGCGCCTTGAAGTCTTCTCCGAATCTAGCGACGATCTTTCCTGTGACATTGTCCTTGATCGCATAATTTACGGCTTCAACGGTACGACCTCGTTTGAGGGATTCCTTTTGTATTACGTACCTCATGTACACATGCTATGGATATTACTGTGATTTGTCAATATCCATAGCTGCATTTATTCTATTGAGGTCGTCTTCAATGAACTGATTACATTCTTTTGAATTGCAGAAATTTCCCTCGTAGTCGATATCGATACGGTCTACGAGTCGATTGCAGATGAAGCATGGACCAACTTCACCAGCAAATCCACTCATGTCATACCAGTATGTTCCCCTTTCATCTCTGAAAGGATAATTGAATTCTTCTGCCATCATTCACCTGCCAGCCGTGCTCGATTTGCACAATTCTCAAGGGCACGAAGAACATCGGCAAGAGTTCTGCGAGACTCGTTATTCCAGTAGATAAAGTTCCAGTCTCGACTGTCACCATTCTTGATTTGAATCTCGTCTCGAAGATACTGCATGGCAATCAAACCATCAGCGAGAGTAAAGTATCCCTTCTGATAGAGGTAAACGAAGCCACCTCGAAGGCACATCTTGCCCTCAGGAGTGATTAGCTCTCCTTGTGCCCATCCGCGCTTCCAGATAGCCTCTCTAATTGCCATCAATGCTTCGGAAGGGATGAGCTGCCCCTTCTTTCGCTTAATTGTTTCGACCCTTACAGAGGGTACGAAACCCCTCTTGGGAACTCCTTTGTTGTTATGCTCAGAGACGAGACTCTTTACATAGCCATCAACAATCTTGGCAAACTCGACAGAAACTCGCTCATTGCTCATGTTTACAAGGTCGGTTAGTGTACTCATGTCACCTCTCGATATAAAGAACGTTGTTCCAGTTGATGTTCATTGTTCTTCCGTCTCTCATACAGAAGCACATTGCACCATTCTCTGGATTATGCTTAATTTCGCTGTATACGACTTCAACAGATTCACCATTTATAAAGTGAATCCTTGCCTTATTCATTATTACTCCATAAATTCTGGCCAAGCCATCTTGTATGCGTGGTGTGGAATAACAGTAGCACCTTGATGTCCATCTGTGAAGTGCCAGATGTGCAAAGTGCCGTCCATCACTCTGTACTCTTTCACGTTATTGAACTCATCAATAACTCCGTTGACCCATTCAACGTGAAGTTTGTAAGGTTTCATCAGAATCCCACCGAATCCATATCTTTCCAGTAATAGTAGCCTCTTAGTTCCATGAGGATTACACCAAGGATGTTCATGCCTCTTCCATTGCACCGGCCCCAGAAAACATCTCCCCAATCATTACCTTCGACTAGGATTCCTGAGCCTGTCTGCATTAGTTTGGCACGAAGATCATGATTTTGATCAAACTTTGCCCTGACGATTTCCTTCATGTGTCTTACCCTCATAGCCTCCCACACAACGGTATCGATGGCAACCCTCTTGCCCAGTTGCTTAGTGTCATTTGGAGTATTCGCCATGAGAATTGTTGCTACATAATCAGACTTGTCTCTTTCTCCACCAGTCATTGCTTGATATTTAGCCGCCTGAAAAGCAGCCTCATTGCTTTTGAATGTGAATTTGCCAATCCTTACAGGAGCCTCGTAGAAGTTACTAAGATAGAAGTGAGGTCCAGTGAAGCTTGTAATTGGCTTCGTAGGTGTAATGTTCATTTATCTCCTATATGGCAAAAGCCAGCGATTACTCGCTGGCTAGTTCCGTTTCGATTTGAAGTACCGTTCGACTAAGTACTTCCTTAACTGGCTTACCTTCTTCAAAGAGGTAGACCTTAGGCACTGACATGATCGCGTGCTCAGACTGAATCTCTGGCGCCTTGTCAATATCGACATAGACGATAGGGAGATTGTCTGCCAGACGATTCTTCAATACGTCTAGCTGCCTTCCTAGAGCCCTACAGGGGGCACACCAGCTTGGAGCTGAGAATACGACCAGAGCCTTACGACTGACGTATGACTCAAAATCTTTTTGATTGGTTACTTCTACTAGAATTTTAGATCCTCCCGAACTTGTTGATTGCCTTAATGCTGGGAGCAAGACGCTCGACAGCCTTTGCAATAGCCTCGGGATCTCCAGAGAAGAAGATATTCACAGTGATATTCACTGGAGACTCTGCTGAATGATTCAATTCAACAGAATTGCTATTAAGATCGTTGGCCGTAATCGGTGGACGGCCTCGGAAAGAAACAGGCGTAGTCACCTGATTCCCCTTGAATGCCCAATTCGTCTTAATCTGACTGTTGTAGTAAGCACCCTTACTCATGGCATTTTGGAATCGATCCCAATCCTGATTGCCAAAGCTGGTGTAAGAAACTACAGAGCCATTCCAGAACTTCATGTAAAGAATTCGCTCATGACGATTCCAGAAAGCAGTCTCAAATGCACTTGAATCAACATCAAGCTGCTCATCATACGTTACTACGGTTTCGCCCATCATTCCTTCGCATCTCCTTGATTATTGCTTTCCTCAGAATCCATTTCGTCTTCTGAGTTGTACTGAATAGTGCCTTGCAAAACATAGATGTCTACCATATCACTTGTCTTTTGAAAGATCAAGCGACCTACTTCAAACCTGGCACCATCAGGACTGAATCTCATGGTTTTGAGAACTTCTTCGATTGTGTCAAAGACGTCTTCATAGGTTGGCACGACGAGTTCTCCATCGATCTTCCATTTGTACTGCTTTAGAAGAAAGACATCATGGATATTTTTTGCTAGTCCTTCAAGTTCCACACGCCAACCCTTTCAAGATACATATTCACAGACTCAAGAGTCTGATCAAGAATATTGAAAACGTCTACGATTTCTTCTGTAATCAAACCCAAGGCAGCAGTTTGGCTCTTAAGCACAGTGGTAGCAAGCATTACTGCTACGTAAATGTTTCTTAGGGCTTCTTCGTTGCTATCAACGATTGCTGCTTTGGTAGTGATGTTGTAATTACTTTCCATTAATTTCCTGATCGTTTGTTGATGAGATTGTGTAGATTTGAAAGGTCATCAAGTGCGCGATCAACAATCTCTCCTGTGCCGGGCCCTGGATTACTCCTTGCCTTTTTGATAATCTGGACCAGCCTTGCCTCCAGTTTCAAATCATCCTTCGTGAATAGATTTTCATTCGGCCTTGGCATCTATAATCCTCTCTTGTGTACTTCAATCGTACACCGTTAATTAAATGATGTCTAGAGTTAAAACAAACAAACCAGGACTTAGTCCTGGTTCTTTTCGGTGTGACGCTTCTCCCAACGCTCAAACTTCTTCTTGAAACGAAGCTGACGCTTAGCCTCTCGCTGAGCAGCCTTAATGTTCTTGAGAATCGTTCCGAACTCATCCAGATCGTGGTTGATTCGAATGAATTCGTTAGTCTTCTCGTCAACATACTTGACTGAAACTCGGCAGTCTTCTGCAAAAGTCTCAACGATGTTGAACTTAAAAGGGAACTGCATGGTCTTCCTTTGTTTGTTGTTTTGAAGCTCTCCCAGCAGGAATCGAACCTACGAAACCACGGATTCAAAGTCCGGGTGGCCATGCCAGCAGACCATGGGAGAATGGCTAGGCGAACCTAGCTGAACCTTTCAAGGTTCTCAGTGTTGATGAGGAATTCTTCTTGAGAGTATCCTTCACGAGGAGTTACGAGCTTAATTCGAGTTTGATGAGCAGGATCATAAGGTTTACGTTGTACTACCTTAAACTTGTATCCACCCCATCCTCGATCAAGGGCGAATCCTCGCGCAATGCAAACTTCTTGATCTTCTCGGAAAATCTTAGCGTTTCCCATTACACCTTCCTAAGATTTTTTGTCGTCCAGAGAAACTGAATCCTCTTGAAACCATCAGGTCGATCAGACAACGGAAGCAATCGAGTGTAAATCGAAAGATCGTTATCCCAGGCAGGAAGAACTTCGCATCGGAAACCCTTCCATGCATAGCTGTCGGGATTGCTCGTGATTTCCACAATGTCGCCAGTTCGAAATGTCATACTCACACCCTATCGGTAATCGAAGACCGTGTCAAGCTGTCCCTGTGTTGCCAGTCGGTTCAGCTTATCCTTGCCAATTGAAAGAAGCTCAGCAATCTCTACTCCAGTCATGCCATTGCCGTAGCACCATCCTGCGACAAACGCACGGAAACCAGAGTGCCAGAAGTAATAAGCTGCATACTGAACAGCTTCCTCCAAATTAGAGGGCTCAGCCTCTCTTGGGTAATAAGGCTCAGGACTCATCGAGCCTCATAAAATCAGCAGCCCAGAAAAACCAGTCGTGCATGTGGCCGTCTGGACGAAGATCAGTAGGCTGGATACAAACCAGCTCAGAATTCTCTTCCTGATCGATCTTCACAGTACCACGAAGACCGTCAAAATTGGCCCAGTCAACATCCGGGTGGTTGGAAAGAATTACCTTGTCGCCCTGCTTCAACTTCTTCTTCATGTCTTAACCCTATCGGATCTCATCGGTGAAGTCAAGGACTGTCCAACCCTGTAGTTCAAGAGCTAGTGAGAACTTCTTACCATGATGTCCACAGAAAAGGAGATTCATCAGTCCTTTCTCTGCAATCATATAAGCTTCTGCCCCACACTTGTCACATCGATCTTCCTGCTTGCGTAGAGGATTGGCCCTCTGTGCTGTTTCCATGCGTCTCACTGCCTTTCTAGTAAAAGAACAATCCCCCAACTAGCTGTTGGGGGACTGGTTATTCTGCAATTGCCTGAGAGCTGTTTCCAGCTCTCCCTTGACCCTGATAAATTGATCCATCAATTCATAGTACTTCCCCCGCCATTTATCGAGGTCGGCCTCTGCTTCATTTAATTCCTGCTTCAAACTCTGGATTTCGGTGCGCAGTTCCGATCGAATCTGCATTGCGGCATCATCTCTAACCTTGCTCCTACTGAGCCAGTGTTCGACAATTTTAAGTCCAACACCCCCCATTAATGTTCCAAACAAGGCAATCCAGGTTGGTGTTAATTCTGGCATTACATCACACCCCTTGTAGTTAGGATGTAAAGCTCACTTAAAGAAAACTTTCTCCTGGACATACCAGAATTGTAATCATGCCAGAGTTAAAAGTCAATTTATGAGAAAAGGGAGGATTACTCCAGATCCTTTTCTAGAATATCCTCCCCAATGTAACGCTTCTCTTCAAGCCAAAGAGTAACGTCTTTCCCCGCCCTCGCTGCCAGAATAATCAGCCAACGTGGCTCCATGTTACTTTCGGAACATGGATTGCAAAAGCTAAATACCATTAGTTTGTAAATGTCTGACCTCTTTGTTGTCAGAGCATTTCGCTGCGATCCACAACTATCACAAACCATTTCGTTCATGTTTCCTCGTATCCTATTTGACCGACAGGCTCAATATCATCATTGTCGAAATACTCATTATACTCTATTCCTCCCAATGAGTACTTCACTCTGGAGGCAAAGGCAAGCTCTTCCTCCAAGATTCCGTAGACTCTGATGCTAGTTACAAACACCACCTGGATTTCCCGGTGCATCCCATACCTCCAGAATACAATTCACGCCCGTTGCGCGAATGTTTTGAATTGCAGAGCTTATTTGCTCTGTTATGATCAATCGCTGCTTTTCTGACAACGGATTGAACACGTTCCTATAAGTTCTGAGTGCTACGTTAGTAACCCCTGCGGCTGTATCAGGATAGTGGACTAAGTCAACAACAAATCCTGTGCCGGGCTCAAACTTTGAATTCTTGAATACTTCTCTGGCTGATTCGAAATCACTCACTGAGCTTATTCCTAATCTTTTCCCAAACTTCTGGCGTCTTGTGAGCGTTTCGATAATCGTCTTTCTTGGCAGCATTCCAATAAATGCCACCCCAAACTCCGAAGCCATTGTTTTTAACTGCGGACATTGCACACTTCTTCATCACTGGGCATCGCAAACACATTTCGTCAACGTACTTCGCTGCGATCTTGTCTTGCTCATATGTCTCAAAGAAAAAAGAAGTGGGAAGACCTTGACATAGAGCAAAGTCTTCCCACTTAACTTCATCAGGACTTATGCCCTTTTGCTCAAGGATTCTTGACACTGCGAGCCGGAACCTTCCACTTACCGAATGAATCCACAGTCACTCGGGTTTCAAAACCCCAGTTGTTGTGACGGTAAGCCCCATACTTACTGGTAAAACCTCGCTGATCTCGGTTCTTACGGAAGAACACAAGATCCCATCCATCCCATCGAACATCATTCCCCTTGGCCTTCTGCTCGGTGACGAACGCGTCAACAGAATCGAAATCTAGAACAACAGACATTGTTTTCCTATCTACTTACTAAACGTTTCATTGTCATCGGCGATGACACTTAATTATTACATACGAAAGGGGAGGGTGTCAATAGTTTTCCCTCCCCTTTTATCACGCAGGACCAACGTGGTTGTCATCCGCTGGAGTAGATCCATCGGGTGCAACATAAAGACGTACAAGTCGAGCGAGTGACTGATTGTCAAGCTCACGTTCTCTACGATCCTCGTCAAGCAGTGCTGCCTGAGCGTAGTCTCTATCGAATCTCTGAGCTGCTGTCTCATCTGCCATAATTTGAACCTCCTTACAGGTTTATTCAAATTATAGCAATGATCAGTTATCAGGCGTTTCGGTTTCCGGCTCTGGAGTAATTCCGTTCGCAGTTAGGGCTGCCCGAACTCCAAACTTCCAGTAGAACTGCTCGATGTGATCCCAGTATTCAAAATTCTTAGGAAGCGGAACTCCCATGAACTTCTCAGTCATCCTGCTCCTCAAACTCGTTAATCTTTCCAGTTGCAGTCTGCACTGCATTGGTCTCAGTGTCAAGCACAACGTAGTTGTAGAAGTCACCATTCATCTCAAGACCGTAGCACTGAGTGTATCCGGTCTGATGCATGAAAGGATAGGCTTCCATCCACGTGTGATAGTGGCCATGGAACCAAAGCTTGGGCTGAACAACTCGCCCAATTCGATTCATGAGCTGACGATGAGCCTCAGACTCAGGATCATCCTTGAGCCGGAAACCAAAAGGTGCACAAGTCGGAGAGTCATGAGTGAGCAAATAGTCAGCACGTCGACCAGCATTCTCTAGACCATATACTACTCGCTCTGGAACCTGCTCCTGAGGCCACCAAGACTTGCCTACAGTCCTGTGTGCCTTATCGATAGAAACGGCACCTCCAACTGCCTGGAAGACCTTTCCATCAATGCTCCAACGCTTTACACGGCCTGTGTAACGCAGGTGTGTACGAACGATCGTCAGACCTGAGTACGTCTTGGGATTGTTCTTCTCAATCCAGTCTAGACCATCCCACTGCTCATGATTACCAGCAACGAATGCCATCTTGATTCCATGCTTACGAAGCTCCTCATTGATCGTGTCAATGTAATTGAAGCCTTCCGCCTCATGCAACCAATAGCCAAAGTCTCCAACTTGGAGAATTGTCTTGATGCCCATCTGATGGGCTCGACGAATTACCTTCTTTACGTGGCCAGTGTCTCCGTGAAAGTCTCCACAGATCATGATCTTAGCCATGACTAACTCCTATAGTCAATAGTTTTTGTTCCCTTTGAGGAGTTACAGGAACCACACAAAGGCTGGATATTTTCAATTCCGTTGGTTCCTCCCACAGAGAGCGGAACCACGTGATCTACTGTTAGCTTAGCATCTGTACGACTGCATGACAAGCACCTGTTTCCACAGAACTCACACATAGCATCCCACTCATCCTGAGTGAAGCTCCCATTCATTTCCCAGACCTTGCGCTTAGCCTTGTATCGTCTTTTAATTTGAGAAACTAGAGCGGGATTTGCTTTTGTCCACTGATTAGCTCGATCAATGTAAGCCTGCCGATGTTTTTGATACTCTTTATCCCGAGAGACTTTGATTTTTTCAGGGTTAGCATCTCTCCACTCTTGCATTCTATCTTTGAATCCTGGCTCGTTGTGGTATCTGTCATTGAGTCTAGCAGCATTCCCTGCTGATCTACAAGCCTTACACCACGAGTTGTAAAGGTGAGATTGTGCACCAGATCTCTTGCCAAACTCAGAAAGATCTTTCTCTTCTTTGCATTTAGTGCATGTTTTCATAATTTTATTGTATCACAAGTGGTCCCATAAACGACGAAGGCCCCCTTTCGGGGGCCAATGTCACTTGCGCTTCGGAATAAATCGACCGAATGCATCACGCTTCTGACGAAGGTGATTCGTACGAGTGTCCAGAGGCTTAGCCTCGAACTGAGAGTAATCGACCTTGTAGGAGTAGAACTCCTCGTCATCACCCTCATCCTCGTCGTCCACGTAATCGTAGTCAAGAGCGTCACTGACAGGGGCATCAATAACCTCAAGAACAGTGTAGCGACACGTACGAAGCTTCTGGAAACCACAATCCGTAGGAACAGATACGACGTCACGAGGATCAACCTCGATCTTTAGAACCGCACCCTGGGCAAAGTCATGGGCGTAGTTCCACGTACCAACATGGAGGCCAGTGTGACAACCCACCGCAGGATCGTGCTGAACCTTGCTTCGAGGCATTTCAACAACAGCGCCAATCGGGTTAGGAATGGCACCAGTGTACTCTACGCCATCAGAGATGGCCGTACCGTGAGAAATGCTGAAATACTTTCCGTCAACATCTCGGACACCCTTGTAACCAACGAAGTTTCCGTTAGGAAGGATGGTGAAGTCGTGAACGTTCAGCCATTCGAAAAGCTGCTCGCGGCTGTGCTCATTCGGGTTACTCTGAATCTTCTCGAAGAAGTTGATCAGAGGATTGAAGTCCTCAACACCCTCGCGAATGAATCGAACAACCTGCTCAGTAAGAGCATTGTGAACAGGGTCATTGTCATAGAAGACAATACCATTCTTCACAGTGACACGGTCAGAAAGTCGCTCGAATCGAGCCGCAGCCGTCTGACTTACGTCGAAGAGATCAATGACCTCAGGATCATTTGCCATCGCTCCACGAACGATCGCATCCCAGTTAGGATGCTGGTCCGTCGCAGCGAACATGTGGCCATTTGAAAAGACGGTAATGTTAGAGCCACCGTCGTTGCTGATAAGGCTGTAGTTAAGCATGTTTTCCTTACTTGTTGGAATTGTAAACAGCGTTAGCATAAGTGTAGCAGTGTTCGACCGAAAGCTCAAGGCCATTCACCGCTCGAAGCAGAGGATACGTTTCAAGAACGTTCGTGCCCTTTTCCAGTGCATTCATCGTGAAACTCGCTCGACGGCACATGTTATAAACCTCAACATACTGCGTAGCAGCATCCGTAGGCTTAATCTTAGCGGCATTGATCTTACTTGCAAGATCAGGGTCATCGACCTTGTTCTCATCAAGATGAGCAAGAACCGCACGCTCATCATAGTGCATCGTGATGTACAGCGCATCCGCCTTGGAAAGATTGGCAACAGAGTTGTCAACCATGATTCCAATGTACGTTGCAAGAGTCATGGTGCCAGGATTCTCACGAGTGAACTTGTCCCAGCGATTCTTGGCAAGATTCACGAACACAGCATCCTTGGAAAGCTGCGCAACCTTGTCGATTACTTCCCTGATCTCATTGTCACCACTGGTCCAAAGAACAGTGTACTTCTTCTTGGGAAGCTCTGTGACGTTTCGATCATAACGCGTCTCGTCGCTGGTTCGAATGCTGTATGTAGCAGCGTTCTTTCCATTGTTCTTCTTAGGCGGACGACACTTGAAGATCTCTTCCCACGTAGTGGAGTCTACAGGCTTAAACCACGTAGAGTCAACTTCGCTCTTAGTCACAACGAACGTAATACTTCCGTTGTGATTATTCTCGTTCGCCCAAAGTCGGAACTTAAGGCGATGAGCCGTAGAAATCTCGTCCTTTTCGTAACCAGTCACAAAGATACACTGCTCTGCCTGATTGAAGCCGATTGAGCTGTAGAAGTCAACCGATCCTCGACCATAGTTGTAATGGTAGCGAAGATGACCAACTTCCACCGCAGAAGGAATGCTCTTACCCTGGAATGTGAACTTACCCACTCCACGAATCATTCCATTCCATCGCTCAGCAACAATGCGAGCATCGCGAGGAGTCTTCTGAGAATCAACCTCCTTCTGAATAGAAATCAGAAGATTCTTCTCCACATCCTCCTGGATCTGCTTGATTGTGTCGAGAGTGTGCTTAGTGTAGTGAAGATCCTCACGCGAAGGCGTGAAATTGATGGAGCCAATTGGAACAATAGCAATCACACCAAAGTTGCGACTGTAGTAACCATAGCCGTTTGAGCGCCTGTAGAGAGGATTCTCAGAGTTAACTCGGTATGCCACGTTACCCATAACAACATAATCATTGTTGGTGCCGTGCTTAATGTACAGATTCTCAGAGATCTTAACGCAATCCTCTACGAAAGACTTCGGAGGAGCACCATTAACAAGGACCGTTCCAGGCTCCCAATAACGGAAGAACTCCTCAGCCTTCCAAGAGAAATCATTACTGCGACCAACAGGCACAGAGATCTCTACACCATTAGGCTCATCAGTCTGAGAAACATTGACGACCTCCATCACACCGGAGCCGTTCTCAGTACGAGAAATAGCAACCAGCGCAACCATCCCGTCCTTGACAGAACGAACAGTGAACTGCTGAGTGTAAGTCAGTGCAGACTTACAGCCAAGACCAAGCATACCAACCTGCTCATTTGTAGAGCGCTTGGTAGATGCTCCATACTTGGAGTAAATGTTTCGAATGTCCTCGACGGACAGACCAACACCGTAGTCTCGAACCTTAAAATACGGAGACATACCGTTGGGAAGAGTAACCTCAATAGGGTGATCCCCATTGCCAGCCTCAATCATGGCGTCACGAGCATTCGTCGAATACTCACGAATGACAGCCATGGTCGGATCAGAGTATAGGTCAGTAAGAATCGTCATCACGTGAGCCATGCTTGCGGTGTCAACGCTCATTTCGATTCTTTCGCCATTCAGATTTCCCTGAATAGCTGCATAAGTTGCGTTAGGCTCCATGATTCTCCTTGGTTAGTTGAGCCGGTACGATGTAAAATCTACCAGCTCACGCTGGCGCTGTCAACAGAGACAGTGTAGGGAAAATCTTGTCGGACGACTGTTTCCCACTTGCTTTTATCCACTCTCTTTTTGCAATAGGTGCACAAGAGAGTCCAATCATGCATCCTGTCAATTGAATACTTTTGATAACATTCTGGACAGTGTCCGTAAGGAACTTTATCAAAATGAAAAAGCTCTAGTTGCTTGAACATGACCTCAGCCTACATCATGGTTTCCAGAGAGGTCAAGACATCTTCTATCACATCATCACAATCGTCTTGTATGACCACTCTAGCAAACTTGTCGAACGGTGTCTTTGTTCGATTTATGATGATTGATTTTCCTGCGTTGTTCATCACCAAATTGGCAGCAGGAAACACATTCAAAGATGTTCCGATAGATACGATAGCATCTGCATTCTGAGCAAATGCTTCCATACCTGAGAATAGTCTTTGATTGAGCCTTTCCCCGAAAAGAACTACATCTGGTCGAGTTCTTTTTCTATTGCAATTGGGGCAAGCGGGTGGTCCTTCTGTCCAATTTATCTCAAAACCAGAGGCTTTGCATCGAATGCATCGCAACTTCATCTTTCCATGAAGATGGGCAACACTGGTGCTGTTCGCTCGTTCATGCAAATCATCGATATTTTGAGTGGCTATAACGCAAAGATTATTTCTCTGAAATTCAGCTATAGCCAAATGACTCTTAGTGGGTTCAGCCTTCTGCATTTTTACTGACATGGGGCCCCAGTGCTTATCCCACAGTTCATCAAGATGATTCCCATACCTAGAGGCATGAGATTTCTTTTCAAGCTCGGGGTCTGTCCAAGTAGATCCAGACCCTCTGTAGGTGGGAATCCCAGAATTAGCAGAGATTCCTGCACCTGTCAAAAACAATACGTTCATTAGTCCCTATCTATTGTATAGACGACCCTTCTGATTCCAGCCATGCTGATAGCCCTCTCACAGCCCCTACAAGGCTTTGAGAAACGTTCTTGACCCTTCTTATTCCGGGCCACATAAATCGTTGCTCCAGCGGTCTGTGAAGCCCTTGCAATGGCCATTGCTTCTGCATGAACAGAGCAGTAGCTCATGTGTCGTTCGCTGATGTTGTTTGGATCGTTCTTCAATGTGTTCCATCCAACAGAAATGACTCTGCCAGACTTCACAAGCACAGCTCCATGCTGCTGCTTCATATTGCTCTTAAGACTCAGACTCATGGCCTGAGAAAGGAAAGACCGATCCCTCTTAGAGAGATCGGTTGTGTGCTCCTTTGAACATTTTCACTCCACGATTGTGTAGTCAGTTACCTTGTGATCAACGACTGTTCGGATACGAAGATCTTTATTTGCTAAGCAGTTGTCGATGATAGACTTACTCACTTCTCGAATCAGTCTATCAGTAGTCCATGGACCCTTGTCAACAGGACCAATGAATTGACTCCAGTTTCTATGAAGATCCTCGCATCCGACTACATTGCATACATAATCGTATTCAATGCGAACACGTAAATCAATCAAGGCTTGCAGCCCCTTGGCTTACTCTTGGTAGGATAAGCACTCTTCTGGCCCATCGCCAGTCGCAGACCTTCACGCATAGGAGCACCGTAAGGAACTCCCTTACCAGATCCGTACTTGTTGAAAAGCTCAACTGCACGAAGAGTACAATTGCCTCCACTGTGCTTAGCCGCTGGAGTCTTACCATTTCCGGCCATAGCACTTTCGAAGACATTTTCAATGTCTAGTCGCTTAAGATCGTAATCCGTGCTTTTCGGACTAATTCCCTTAGACTTGAAGAAATTCATCCATTCAACGGCATCGTCATCAAGACAATCCCATTCCTGAATATTTGCTCGATTCGGACTGTTTTCGAAAGCGATAATATTCTTTAGATCACGAGCGTTGCTGAAAAAACCCATTAGGCTTTAATCCAATCTTCTGCGTCTGTTTTGTTTAGAACTTCTACGTGACCCTGTTGGTCAACGATTGTTATCTTACCATATCGCATCAGGCCGATGATCGCAAGACGTCCCGTGGACCTCTCCTTGATTCTCATGTCGACCTTCATTTCATCGTACTTCAATCGTGCTCATCCAGTCAAGTAGCTCTTGTACATCCATCAGGAAGCGAACAAACTCCCACAGGATCATTCCTGATGTTGCCATCAAAACGAAAAGAAGGAAGAGGCTAATCCTCTTCCCTCCATTCTTCCAATTCATCTTTGTAAGCTCCATATCCATCAATGTCATATTCTACCAGAAGATCCCAGAAAGCTGACTCATTAACTGTGTCCCAGTCTCCGCTTCTGACATGATGATAAAGCTTTTCAATTACCTCTTTACGATCATCTTTTGGGACGTATTTAAGCATAAGATGCAAAGGGTAATCAAAGTACTCCGTTCCACCGCCCCAT